AAGTATCATGCCAAGCAATCGCCATACATATATGGTATGCTTCTTGCAAGGAAAGAATGTTGGTATGGTTATTGTATATATGCAAGTAGTGTGCCAAGTGTATTGTGGTGGCTGGGAGGGGGGGGGGTTACTTTGGGGGGTTAAATAATACTTTATAGTCAACCCTACCATTTTTGTAATTTAAACTCTTGTAACACGTTTCATCAAATTTGTCAATCTCAGCTATTTTAAATATATTAAGTCCTTGAAATCATTGATGTTTATTTTTGACTTTCAACATATAATATCTATTGAGGAATATTGTAACAGATTTAACAACTATTTTTATGATACAAGAAATATTGAACTATCCTGACATGTGCATTTATGGATTTATTAATGAAATTGATCAGAAAATCTATGTGGGCTTTACTACAAATATTGTAACAGCTTTGGCAAGAAACCTTCAATCCTTTAAATATTGTAACCATCCTTGTTTTAATGACCTGGGTAAACTTCAATTTGTAATACTGGAATCAATAAAGGACAATGACCTTCTTAGGACCAGATATGAGTTTTGGACTAATGAATATTGTAACAGGGGCTACCTAATGTATCGCTCCTTTAAAGCTATTAAATACAAACCTTCTATTGAGGTGATGACTGATCTTGTAACACCCAATAGCCCGAAGGTTCTTTGTTATGTAAAGTTAACGTCACGGGGCTATAAGGAGCTTGTAGTGGGTGTTTTTGATACCATTCATGATGCTGATAAGTTTATGCTTGAGTTTTACCCTGATGGTAAGGTTTATGACATTAAATATTGTAACAATCGTTTGACTAGGGAATATTTGAATGAACGGTAATATTGTAACATCTTATATTGCTTTGTCGATTATCTTTATTTTTATATTGACAATTCTTGTAACAGGAGGTATAATCTTTATAAGAAATCTTATTAATAATACTAAAGAACGAAAATATCAAGAGAGACGTAAAAGATTTAAGGTGGTTAAGTGAAGAGAAAAGGTGGTTTGCACAGATTAGAGGGTAAGGTAGCTGGGCGGCTTTTTGATTGCCCGATTAGAAAGGCTGAGCATGGTATTCATGATATTCATGCTCCTTTGAATGAAATTATGTGGCATAGCTTTTTCTTAGGATTTAAGGGAATTTCAACAACAGGACTTAGATATGGACTTTATAAAGAATCTTTTAATCAAAACTTCCGGCCTTTTAAGAAGGACAAATAAAGTGTCAAACGGATGCGTTCAATGTAATAAGAGAGCTGGTAGTGAGTTTAACAATGGTACCGAGCTTTATTTATTAGGTGGTAGGGTGTTTTGTAGCTTGGAGTGTTTTTATGGATTTAAGCCGGTGGTGAGTGGTGGGAAAAAAATTATGAAACGGAAGAAAAAGAAGTGATTCTTTGGTATTGTACTCTTTTAGAAAATGAAATACCATTTGGATTTATAAGTAAAGAAGATTTCTTTATCATTGATCGTAATGATTTAATTATTTTGGAGTATGTGTGATATTTTATTACTTTAAAAATAGCGCGTACAATAGTATAGTTGGTGATATGTTCGTTTTAAGATCATATGATTCTTATAATAAAAGAGATATTAAACGTGATGATTCTAGAATTAAAATATTTGATTTGATAGATAATGTAGGTATTATATATGAAACATGGGATGTAAATGGAAAGTAATTTAAGACTTTGTAAGATTTGTAAACAATTAAAAACCAGAACTTTGGCTGGAAAATGGTCCAAGGATAATAAATGGACTGATGAATCTGGTAAGCTTTGGTCTGGATCAGTTTGTCCTTCTTGTAACCATGAACGATTAAAAGTTGTAATGAGAATTAAACGTGCAAAGAAAGATGAGGTTTTATGAGTGATATAAGATCTGAATTAAGTAAATTAAAGAATGTTAATAGTACAGTTATTAATAGTGCTATTAGATTATCATTAGAAGATAAGTATCTTTCTGATTTGATTAATGATTGTTTGCAAGAAAATAATGAACATAATAAAAATGAGATGGCACAAGAGATTGTTAATTATACAGAAGAAGTTTTAAGAAAGAGTAAGTTGAATAAATGATATTAATATATTATTCTCTTTCTAAACGCTTTGATTATTATATATTGGAAACAATAGAAGCTATTCCTTTAATGAAAACTGAAAGATTTATTTGTGAATATGAATAATTATTTATATGTTATTAAATCATTTGATAATGATAAAGTGAGAGATACTAAATTTTATTATTACACCAAAGAATGGATTGTAGGATGGAATATTAATTTTAAGGGAGATGTTTTAGTTTGTGAATATATTTAGAACAAAAATGTGTTTAGTTAAATTTGAAGGAAATGATAATATATATCCTTATCTATATTCAACTATTAAACAATGTAATAAGGAATGGCATAAAAAATATACAATTATTTGCGAATATGTTTAAGGATTAAAAACTCTCGAAGGACGATCCATTCTAGATCCAAGATCAATGTGTGCCCATCCTTTTGTTGCTGCCGGACTTTCTAACCATAAATTATATTTTCTTAAAAGATCAGGATTTGAAGCTATTAAATTAGCTAAGTCTTGATTATCATTATCTTTTATATCAACTGCTAATCCAATCATATGATAAGATTTCTTTGCCGCGTTGGTTATTTTACCATTAATAGCTGCGGGTCTAAATCCACTACTTACAATAGCTTCTTTAATTCCCAACTCATTTAAAAATGCATTGACAATCTTTAATAATCTTATAGCATTGTTTTGAACATCTTGTGTCCATTCATCTGGATATAATTTATCTCTTCCCATTGAATATTGATCTAGTGTGATTAAATCATTCATTATTTAGTATCCTTGTAATCCTTTTAATAACCCTTACCATATAACCGCAAACTGGACATTTAAACCATGTATTATCTTTTACAAAATCCATTAATACACAACAATCTGGACATCTTTGACTTTGATTTTCACTCATGTAAGTAGTTGTTAACACAAGTAAATATCAAATTCCAAAAACGGCTAAGTAAGTGATTTTTCAGCAATTCTACACTTAACAACTATAAATAAGACAGAAGTAACGATAAATACCTCTAGTGGGGTGATGGATTGATTTCCGATTTGTATCTAACACTTTAAAATGTCTTTATTACTAAAAATTAAATATTGAGGTGTATAATGAATCAAATTAAACGGCTTATACCGTTATTGGCTTTTGTTGCCTACTTTGGTAAAACCCTTGCTCAATCTCCTGGTTATCCAGAAGTTTTAGTTTTGGGCATACTAGCCGCTGCTTTTTGTTTCTTTGAATTAAAAATTAAAGAAAATAAACATGATGAATTAGAACAGAAAGTAAATTCTCTACAAAATAGTTTTGATGAAAAAACAAAAGAGATTGAAAATTTAAAAACAACTGTTACTTCTTTGAAACTTTCTTCTGGTATGAGAGCAATGGGTAGCAGATAATGGCTATCGATAAAACAATTCTACAATATAAAGAATTAAATCAATTGCAAGAATATGCAATGGCTCAACAAACTACTATTATCCAATTGTCTAAAAAGATTCAAAAAATAGAAGATGAAAGAGATCATTTAAAAACTCTTTTAGAATCTTCTGTTCCTCTTTTAAAAACTCAACCAGAAGGTGTTAATCAAATTTCTGGTGATGATACTGAATATATTTGTACTGTTGAAATTAGTAAATTAAAAAATATGACTTTAGAACGTGAATTAACTTATGAAGAATGTAAGAGACTTGATACTTATTTTAGAATATTGAATCAAATTAATTCTCGTCCAACTCAAAGAGAAAAAGAAGTTAAAGATTTAAAAACTGAAGATCTATTGAAACTAGTTGAAAATAATGGAAATGATAACAAGTAAAGAACAAGAAAAAAGAACAGCTCTCAACGAATTGTGGAGGAGAGGTTCGCTATCATTTAAACTTGATGGTACTCAAAAAGAGTTATATGAACTCTTTTATAATAATGATCATAAAATAATGACTTGGCTTCTTTCTCGTAGACAAGGAAAAACTTATACTCTTTGTATATTAGCTTTAGAACAATGTATTCGAAAACCAAATAGCATAGTTAAATTTGTTGCTCCAACTAAAGTACAAATTACACAAATCGTTAGACCTATCTTTAGACAAATATTAGAAGATTGTCCTGATGATATTAAACCTGAATTTAAAAGTAAGGATTATATTTATTATTTTCCTAATGGTTCTGAGGTTCAATTAGCTGGTTCTGATGGTGGTCATGCTGAAAAACTTCGCGGTGGAGATTCTCATATTTGGTTTATTGATGAAGCTGGAAGTTGTTCTGATTTAGAGAATTTAGTAAAAAGTATTCTTATGCCTACAACTCTTATTACAAAAGGTAAGGGAGTTTTGGCTTCAACTCCTCCAAAAGAATTAGATCATGACTTTTTAAAATATATTGAGAATGCTGAATTAAAAGGTAGCTTAATTAAAAAAACAATTGATGATAATCCTAGAATTACTAAACAACAAAAAGATGAATTAATAGAAGAACTAGGTGGAATTAATTCTGAAGAAACTCGTAGAGAACTTTATTGTGAAATAATTAAAGATTCTAATCATTCTGTTATACCTGAATTTGATGAAAATATGGCTAAAGAAGTTGTAAAAGATTGGCCATTTCCTCCTTTCTATGATGCTTATGTTGGAATGGATACTGGTGGTAAAGATTTTACTGCTCTTATATTTGGTTATTATGATTTTAGAGCTGATAAAATTATTATTCAAGATGAATTAATAATGGATTTTAGAAATAAAGATCAAACAATTGAATTATTAATCCAACAACAAAATAAAAAAGAGAAAGCTCTTTGGACTAATCCTATTAGTGGAGAATTTAAAGTTCCATATAAACGTATTAGTGATATAGATTATGTTTTTACTCAAGAGATTTACAATCAAAGTAAAAAAATGGTCCCGCAAAATGAAACTATTAATTTTCAAGTAACAACAAAAGATAGTAATGAAGCAATGATTAATAATTTAAGAATTCTTATTGCTAATAAAAAGATTATTATTGATCCTAAATGTGTAACTTTAATTAGACATTTAAAGAATGCTCGATGGGATAAGCAAAGAAAAAAGTTTGCAAGAAGTGTTGATGATGGACATTATGATGCAGTTGAAGCTTTGAAATATTTAGTTCGTTCAATTGATTTCCGACACAATCCTTATCCTGCTCATTATCAATTAGATATGAAAAATATATTTATTAAAGATCCGGCTAAATTCCGTGAATCAAAAAATGACCAATTAGAGATTTATAAAAAGATCTTTGGTTACAGACCAAGAAAGAAGTATTAATTTATGGCAGATACATTTAATTCATCTAGTTCTCCTAATGATGTATATTTCGCAGCTAAACCTGCAAAAGACGCAGCTGGAATATTATTAGGAAAAGCTGATTCATTTTTTAATGTTCTAAGATCTAATCATCATCTTGAGAAATTACAAAATATGTGGAGAGCTTATCATGGTGCTTATTTAAATGATTATGTCGGTGGTGGACATAGAGTTCAATTCACTGGAGAACAAGGTGAATTAGTTCAAATTCCTATTAATCATTTTAGAAATTTAGCCCAGCATATTTATGTAATGATTACTTCTTCTCGTCCAACAATGGAAGCTAGAGCAATTAATACTGATTATAAATCTTATGCTCAAACTTATCTTGCTAATCAAATTCTTGATTATTATATGAGAGAAAAGAATTTAGAAGATGCTTTAAAACGTGCTACAGAATTGGCAGTTGTTTTAGGTGCTGGTTATGTAAAGTTAGCTTGGAACGCAACAGCTGGTGAAATTTATGAAGTTGATCCTGATACTAATGAACCTGTTCGAGAAGGTGAATTAGAATTTTCAACTATGACACCATTTGATGTAGTAATGGATGGTACTAAAGAAACTTGGAATAATGAATGGTTATTAACTCGTAATTGGGTTAATCGTTTCGATTTAATGGCTAAGTATCCTGAATATGCTGATAAAATTAAAGCATTACCTCCAAAGAATCAAGGAACAACTTTTAGATTAGCAATTTGGTCTAATGATGATACTGATGATATTGCAGTATATGAATTTTTCCATAAACAAACTGAATCAATGCCTGATGGTAGATATATGTTATTTTTAGATTCAGATGTTGTTTTAATTGATGCTAAATTACCTTATAGAACTATTCCTGTATTTAGAATTGTTCCTAGTGAAATTTTAGGAACACCTTATGGTTATACACCAATGTTTGATATTTTTCCAATTCAAGAGGGTATTAATTCTCTTTATGGAACTATTATGACTAATCAAAATGCTTTTGGTGTTCAGAATGTTTGGATGCCAAGGGGTGCTGATATATCTATTAGTAATCTTGAAGGAGCAATGAATATTATTGAATCTCCTCAGAAACCTGAAGCATTAAATCTTACTCAAACTCCTGCTGAGATATTTAAATTTTTAGATATGCTTATTCAAGCTGCTGAAACAATTTCAGGAGTTAATAGTGTTGCTAGAGGAAATCCTGAAGCTTCTTTAAAATCAGGAACAGCTTTAGCTCTTGTTCAATCTCAAGCATTACAATTTATTTCTGGACTTCAACAAAATTATGTAAAATTAGTAGAAGATGTTGGTACTGCTGTTATTCAAATATTAAAAGATTTTGCCAATACTCCTAAAGTTATTACACTTGTTGGTAAAAATAATCGTCCATTACTAAAAGAATTTACTGGCGAAAAGATTTCTGCTATCAATCGTGTTGTAGTTGATATGGGTAATCCTTTATCAAGAACAATTGCAGGTCGTGTTCAAATGGCCGAACAAATGATGCAAATGAAGATTATTAAAAATCCCCAGCAATACTTTCAAGTTATCAATACTGGAAAACTAGAAGCAATGTTTGAAGGTGAAGTTGATGATTTAATGTTAATTAAAAAAGAAAATGAAGAATTGCTCGAAGGTAAGAATCCTTTAGTATCACCAATGGATAAACATAGTGTTCATATTGATGAACATTCTGCTGTTATTGCTGATCCTGATCTTAGAAATGATCCAAACCTTGTAAAAATTGTTATGGACCATATTGAAGCTCATATGAATGCTTTAAGGAATACTGATCCTGCTTTATTACAAATGAGAGGTGAACAAGCTTTACCTCCTCTTCAACCAAACAATAATAATCCTCCAGGGGGACAACCTAATGGTGGACCAGGACCTCAAGGAAATGCTCCTCAAACAAACGTAGCTCCTATGATGAGTCCTGAAGCTGGTCAAACCGTTGCTGGTCCAGCTCCCCAAGGTGTTGGAATTACTCATATAAATCCAGCCGGACCTGCAAAAGTTCCAGCTCATTTATTGGCAAATCCTGCAATTCAACAAGCAGCAATGGGTAATGTTTCGAATAAATAAATTTAACAACTCTTAAGTAGAGGTATTTTATGTCAGAACCAGTACACGTAAGTAATAAGAAATTAGTTGGAGGAGATAGTGGTGTTGTTGGAAATATGTCCAGTAGTATCACATCTTTACCTTATAACATTGATGAAGTTGTAAGTTACTCAATTCAAGCTGTTTACACTGGATCTCCTGTTGGAAATATTGAAATACAAGGTTCAAATGATGGAATTACTTATACGTTAATTAATACATCTGCTGCCGTTATAAATGGTGCAGGAAGTTATTTAATTAATGTTGAATTTCCAGCATACTCTTGGGTTCAATTATTGTATCTAGCAGGATCTGGATCAGGAACAATGACAGCTACAATTAATACAAAAAGAAGGTAATATGAGTGATATTTTTATTAACATCCCCAGTGATACGGGCGGTGGAGGTGGTGGTGGAACTATCACAGGTATTAATGGTCAACCTGGACCTAATATAACAATTGCTGCCGGTAGTGGAATTACAGTAACATCTGTAGCAAATACAATTACAATATCAAGTACTTTAGCAGGTGGAACAGTAACAAATGTTTCAGTTGTAAGTGCTAATGGTTTTTCTGGAACAGTTTCAAATCCAACTACAACTCCAGCTATTACAGTTTCAACTTCAATAACAGGTTTATTAAAAGGAAATGGTACAGCAATTAGTGCAGCTTCAGCTGGAACTGATTATGTTATTCCTTCTGGATCTATTACAGGAACTGCTTCAAATATTACAGCAACATCAAATTCAACTTTAACTACATTATCAGCTTTAACATCAGCATCATCTTTAGCTCTTTCAGGTTCTCAAATATCTGGTGGAACTTTTGGTGTAATTAATGGTAGTAATCTAACTAATTTACCAGCTGGATCTTTAAGTGGAATTATTCCTATTGCAAATGGTGGAACAAATAATAGTTCTGCTTATACTGCTGGTTCTGTTATATTTTCAAATGGTACTTCTTTAACTCAAGATAATTCTAAATTTTTCTGGGATGATACTAATTTTACTTTAGGTCTTAATACTATTCCAGGAACAACAACATCTTTAGATATTGTAAATGCGAATGGAATAGCAAAACCTATTCAATCAACTGCTTATGGTGTAGGATCATCTGTTCCATTTAGAGGAAGATTTGCTAGAGGAACTGTTTTATCTCCTTCCGCTGTTCAATCTGGTGATAATTTATCAGTATATAGTGGTAGAGGATATGGAACATCACAATTCGCTGCTGCAAGTACTGGAGTTATAACTATTACAGCAGGTGAAACATTTACAAATACTTCTAATGCAACTTATTTAGCATTTTCTACAACTCCAACAGGATCAGTAACAGCTACTGAACGTATGAGAATAAATTCAACAGGAAATGTTCTCATTGATACAGTTACAGATAATGGAGTTGATTCGTTACAAGTTGGAAGTGGTATATACACAGGTTATACAAAATTTTATGGATCAATTTCTGGTACAGTAAATGTTACAGCACCTTCAACAGTTACAAGTTATACATTAACTCTTCCTTCATCTCAAGGAGCAATAGGAACATTTTTACAAAATGATGGTTCTGGTAATTTAAGTTTTGCAACAGCTATTGCAAATAATAATATTGATGGTGGTACTGCTGCTTCTCTTTATACAGCCGCTCAGGTTATTGTCGGAGGAACTCCTTAATTTATGCCTCGAAGTACTCTTTTAACGGTAAGACAAGGTACAGCAGCTCAATGGACTGCTGCAAATCCTTTTCTTGCTGAAGGAGAGATTGGTTTAGAAACTGACACAAGACTTTATAAAATTGGTCTTGATGATAATATCGCTTGGAATTCACTTTCTTATGGTGGAATGATTGGTCCGGCTAATACTCAAATATTTAAATTCTTTGGTGATGCTAGTGATGGAAATTTAAATGTTGTATCAAATTTTACATCATCAGGACCTTTAAATTTTGGTGTCTTAACTAGAGATGCTTATTTTAATAATTTAACAATTAGTGGTTCTGGTTCTATAAATACAAATAGTTTTAGAATATTTGTAGCTGGTACATTAGATATAAGTGCTGCTGGAAGTTTTTCAATAATTAATAATGCAAATGCTGGAGCTAGTTCAGCATCTACTGCTGGTGCTGTTGGTGGTGCTGCTAGTGCTCCTAATACTTTAGGAACTAATGGTGCTGGTAGTGCTGGAGGAGCTGGTGGAGTTAATACTCAAGGTGGTGCTAGTGGTAACGTTGCTGCTGTAGCTTTTGCAAATGGAAGTTCAGGAGGAGCTGGTGGTATTGGTGGAACTGCTGGTGCCAATACTGGAGGAACTGTTGGATCTATCGGAACAAATACAGCATTACCAATTAGACGTTATGAAATTGATTTATTAAAAAGTTCTAATCTTCTTATAGGAGGAACTGGCGGTTCTGGAGGATCAGGTGGTGGTGGTACAAGTGGTGCTACTGGACGTGGTGGAGGAGGCGGTGGTGCTGGTGGTAATGTTATTGGAATTTGGGCAAATATAATAAATCGAAGTGGAAGTACTGGATCTGAAGTTATAAATGTTGATGGTGCTACTGGTGGTAATGGTGGTGGAACTCCTACTGCAAATTCTGGAGGCGGTGGAGGTGGTGGTGGAGGCGGTGGAGGATGGATATATTTAGTCTATAATACTCTCACTGGTTCAACTGCTACAGGTGCTTTAAGTTGTGATGGTGGTAACGGTGGAAATGGTTCAGCAGCTGGTGCTGGTGCTGTTGGTGGTACAGGTGGTACTGGCGGTGGTGGGGGAAGAGTAACTTTATATAATTTATTAAATAATACAAGTACAGATTCAATAGGATCAGCAGGATCGGCAGCAGTCACAGCAACAACTACATTAGGTACAACAGGTGGTGCTGGTAATATTATGCGGGTGAATTTATAATGCCAGCTTCAAGAATAATACAAATTAGAAGAGATACCGCAGCAAATTGGACTTCAGTTAATCCTGTATTAGCTGCTGGTGAAATTGGTTTAGAAACTGATACAGGTAAATATAAAATTAGTCCTAATGCTACTTCAACTTGGACTGCATTATCTTATGGTGGTTTAATTGGACCAGCATCTTCAAATGTTTTTAAATTCTTTGGTGATAGTTCAGATGGTAACGTAACAATCAGTTCAGGTATTACAGTTTTAGTAAGAGATATGTATTATAATAATCTTACTATTAATGGTACTGGAACTTTAATAACAAATGGATACAGAATATTTGTATCTGGAACTTTAGATATTACAGCAGCAGCTCAAGGTGCAATTAGTTGGAATGGTAATAATGGTATAAGTATCGGAACATCTACAGCGGGTCCTGCTCCCGCAGCACAACCTTCTCAATCATTAGGTGGTCCAACAACTGGAGTAGCTGGAGTAGCTGGTTCAACAACAACAGGTACAACTGGAAATTCTTCAGCAAATGCTAGTCCTGTAAATGGTGGTAATGGTGGTAATGGTGCATCAGGTGGAGCTTCAGCTACAAATACTGGTGGAAATGGTGGTACTGGTGGTACAGGATCTTTATCTCTTCCAATTAGAAGATATGAAACTGAATTATTAAGAAATACAACATTAATAAGACCAGGAATAGGTGGTGCTTCTGGTGGAAGTGGTGGTGGCGATGGTGTTAATCTATCTGGAGCCAGTGGATCAGGTGCAAATGGTGGAGGATTAATTGCTATTTATGCAAATATAATAAATAGAGGTGGAAGTACAAGTCAATTTTCTATTCAAGCAAATGGTGGTACTGGTGGATCAAGTGGAATGAATAGTATAGGAAATACTGGTGGAGGAGGAGGATCAGCTGGTGGTGGTGGAGGTTGGATTATTATATTTTATAATAGTTTAATCGGTTCAACTGCAACAAATGCTTTACAAGCTGCTGGTGGAGCTGGAGGATCAGGTGGACAAGGTTTTGGTACAGGTGCTGGTGGTAATGGTGGTGGAAGTGGTTCTGGTGGAAGAATAACTTTAGTAAATGTTTTAAATTCAACATCATCTGATTCTACAGGTTCAGCAGGAGCATTTGGTGGTACTGCTTTAGGAAATACTCCTGGAGCTGGTGCAAGTCTTAACAATTTTTCAGTGAGTTTGTAAAATGGCTGTTAATTCTCAAATACAAATAAGAAATGATACTAAATCAGATTGGTATTTATTAAATCCAATATTAGCTCAAGGTGAAATTGGATGGGAAAGAGATACTGGAAATTATAAAGTTGGTGATGGTTCTTCAACTTATTCAACTTTATCATATGGTGGTGTTAGCGGTGCAGCTCCTACACAAGATTTAGAATCATTTGGTGATGGATCAGATGGTAATATAACATTAACTGCTGGTATTTTAAATTTAACAAGAGATATATATTTTAATAATTTAACGATTAGTGGTACAGGTCAAATATACACAGCAGGTTTTAGATTATTTGTAGCTGGTACATTAGATATTACAGCTGCCGGAGCTTCAGCAATAAATTTTAATGGAAATATGGGTGGAGCAGGACAAGCAAATGGAACTGGTGGAACTGCTCCTGTTGCTCAAGCTGCTGGAAATATTGGTGGAGCTTCTATTGGTATAGTTGGTAGTGCTGGTCAACTTACAACAGGTACAATAGGTACTGTTGGTACTACTGCTGCATTAGGAAATGGTGGAGCGGGTGGTGCTAGTGGATCAGGTGGTTTTGGAAATAGTAATGCAGGTGGTACTAGTGCTGCTGGTGGAACTGTAACAGCTTCTTTATCAATTAGACGTTGGGCAATTGATTTAATTAAAGGTATAACACTTATTAGTGGTGGAGCTAGTGGAGGATCAGGAGGCGGTGGAGGCGGTGATAGTACTAATAAAGGTGGAGGAGGAGGAGCTTCTGGTAATAGCGGTGGAGTATTAGCTTTATATGCAAATATAATAAAACGTGGTGGATCTACTGCTGCTAACGCTATTTCAGCATTGGGTGGTAATGGTGGTGCTGGAGGAACTCCTACAACTGGTATTGCCGGTGGTGGGGGCGGTGGTGGAGGTTCAGGTGGTGGATGGGTATTTGTAATTTATAATACTTTAACTGGATCTACTGCAACAAATGCTTTATCAGCTTCTGGTGGTACAGGTGGTACAGGTGGAAATGGTGTTGGATTTGCTAGTTCAACAGTAGGATCTGGAGGAGCTGGAGGTACTGGTGGATCAGGTGGTAGAGTTACATTATTAAATATATTAAATGGAACAGGATCTGAATCTTTTGGTTCAGCAGGTAGTGCTGGTTCTGCTCAATCAGCTGGAACTGGTGGCGCAGGTGGCGCTGGTAACATCGTACAAGTGAGTTTATAAAATGGCATATCACATAGAACTTCGAAATGGTACAGCAGCTCAATGGACTTCAACAAATCCAATATTAGCTCAAGGTGAAATAGGTCTTGAATCTGATACTGGAAAATTTAAATTTGGAGATGGAGTTACAGCTTGGACAGGATTATCTTATGCCGCTTCATCTGGTCCAGCAGTTTCAACAATATCACAAAGTTATGGTGATGGTTCTGATGGTAATATTACAATTTCTTCAGGAACAACAACTTTAACAAGAGATATGTATTACAACAATTTAACTCTTTCTGGAACAGGAGTTTTAAATCCTAATGGTTATAGAATATTTGTTTTAAATAATTTAGATATTTCAAATGCTCAAGCTGGAGCAATAAATGTAAACGGTTTAAATGGTGGAAATGCTTCTGGAACTACAGGAGGTACAGCTCCTACTCTTCCTGTTGCAGGTTCAATTGGTGTAGGTAGTCAAGGTGGTGCTGGAGCTAGTTCTGGTACAGGTGCAGGTTCAGCTGGTACTGCTGGTGGTGCTATTACTGGTGGAGGTGGACCTGGTGGAGCTTCTGCTGTTGCAGGAGCTGGAACTAATGCTGGTGGAGCAGCTGGTGTTGCAACTACTCCTACTCCAAAAGATATTAGAACATGGACAACAAATTTTCTTGCTGGAGTAACATTAATAAATGGTGGAGCAGGTGGACGTGGTGGTTCTTCTGGTGGTGGAGATGGTACAAATGCTGGTGGAGCAGGTGGAGCTGGTGGTAACGGTGGTGGAGTTATAGCTTTATATGCTAGAAATATTATAAAAAGTTCTTCTACTCCTTCTAACGTTTTTCAAGCAAATGGTGGTAATGGTGGAAACGGTTCCAATGGTGCTTCTGCTGGAGTTACTGGTGGTGGTTCTGGAGGTGGTGGTGGAGGCGGTGGATATATTTATATTGCATATAAAACATTATCTGGACCTTTAGTATTAAATGCTTTATCTGCTTCTGGTGGTAATGGTGGAGCGGGTGGTAATGGGTTTGGTGGTAATAGTATTACAACAGGTACTGGCGGTGGTGGAGGAGCTGGAGGCGGTGGAGGAAGAATATTTTTAATACGTTCTGACAATATGGTTTCTGAAGAAATTAATGATGTTGGTATAACTGTTGCTGCTCCAGCTGCTATACTTGCTACTGGTGGTGGTCAAGGTTTAGGTGTAATAGTTCAACAAGATTTATAAGGAGAATATAATGGAAATGAAAATTAAATGCAATGTATGTGGAAAGAATTTAGCAACAATAGATAAAGATGAAATTACTGTTGATGATCAAAATTTATATAAACAAATGATATCTTGTCAAGATGATGGTCAATCTGATCTTCAAATTGATATAAGTGAATAATATGGCTATAGCAAATACATTTCAATCATTACAACCAGATTTAAAAGAATCTTATTCTGATGGAAAAAAGAAAAAGGATAGATTTAAAAAAACTAAATCTATGTTAGCTCCAAAAGGAAAAGCAACAGCAGAATTAGATGCTTCAAAAGATCCAATGGCTGCTTTAAAAGATAAATCATATTTAAATCTTAAAGGTAAGCGTGGAATTGCTGTTTAAAATACTAAAATTCAAATTACTAATCACTTTACTTTTATTAAAATGTTAAATTAACAACTCTAATTAAGAATCTATCCCAATTACGGGACGATTAACTATTTTCATATCTAGCTAAAGTTAGACTGAAAAGGAGAAAATATGTCAGACGAATCACAAAGTACATCCGTACAAGACTCAATATCAGGTTTAGGAGATCAAGTTGAAAATGCTGTAGCTGGAAATTCCCAGGATGGTAATCAACAATCAAATCCTCCAACTCAAGCTATTGCTGCTGAAGCTAAATCTGTTTTAAAGAATCCAAATGCTTCAAAAACAGAGAAAAAAGCAGCTGAAAAGTTTTTAAAGAAATTAACTTTAAAAATTGATGGTCAAGAATATGAAGAAGAACTTCCTTTTGAAATTCCTAACGATCCTAAAGCAATTGAATATATGCGTAGAGAATTACAAATGGGAAGAATGGGTCAAAAACGTGCCCAAGAAAAAGCTTCTATTGAAAAAGAAGTTCTACAATTTATTGAAGATTTAAGAAAGAATCCAAGAAAAGCTCTTTCTGATCCTGCTATTGGAATGGATTTAAAGAAATTTGCTGTTGAAATTATGGAAGAAGAGATTGCAAATTCTAAAAAATCTCCAGAACAACTTGAAAAAGAAAAACTTCAATTAGAACTTAGTGAATTAAAAGAACAACGTGAAAGAGAAAAGAATGAAGGTAATCAAAAGGAATTGGAACGTCTTAAAGAACAAGAATATGAGCGTTATGATATGTTAATGTCTCAAGCATTAGAAAAACATAATGTTCCTAAAAATCCAGCAATTATCAAAAGAATGGCTGATTATATGTTAATTGGTCTTGAAGCTGGAAAAGATGTTACTCCTGAAGATATTATCCCTTTAATTCGCGAAGATCTTAAAAATGATTATTCTGAAATCCTAGCTTCAATGTCAGAAGATGATCTTGAAGATTTTATTGGAAAAGATGTTCTTAATCGTTTAAGAAAGAAGTCAGTAGCAAAAGTAAAACAGGCTGGTAATAATCCTGCTCTAAAATCAGGTTCTAAAGTACCTAATACTGGTAAAGTTTCTGAGCCTAAAAAAGAGGAAAAGAAAATTAGCTTTAAAGATTTCTTCAAAGGCGTATAAGAAATCGTGTTATTACTTAAGTTATTGATTTTATTAGTATTTTCTGAAGAATAAAGTATAAGTTATTTTAAAAATTTCTAGTTAACAACTATATTATAGGAAATTAAAGTACTACTTAATTACTCCTTATTACCTGATATACAGAGTAGGGACATTTTTCAAGTAATAAAGTTAAATAAACATAATTTTTAAGGAGATTAAAATGTCTGTAGGTTTCAATCCTAAAAATGAATTAATATTAGATAGAGAATTAAAAGTTCAGGAATTAGCTGTAAGTGGGTTAGATTATGGTCTTTATTCAACGGCTCCTGGTGCTCCTATCATAACTAGTGATCCTTATATGGGTGTTGCTGGTGGATATGGTATTTTAGCAGCAGTTGCAATAACAAATAGTGTTGGAACTTCAGTTGTAACTGGTAATTTAGGAGAATCTCCTGGTAGTACCGTTACTGGATCATTTACTGTTTCAGGTTCTACTGATCTTGGTAATGCAGCTGCTCTTGCTGCTCAAAATGCTGCTTCTTCTGCATTTACCGCATTACAAACTTTAGGTTTAGCTGGAACTACAATTCCATCTGAACTTGGTGGACAAACTTTAAATTCACCTGTTGCTGGTGCAACTGTTGCTTTTCAATTTGCATCTGGTAGTGCTGGTATTTCACTAACAAGTGGACATAGCACACTTACTCTTAATGGTCCTGGAAGATTTGTTATTTATACAGCTTCTACTCTTTTAACTGGAGCTTCAGGTAGTACTGATCTTCCTGTTATTGCTTTAACTGGTGGTGCTTTAGCTAAAAACGTATATTTCGTTGTTGGAAGTTCAGCTACGATCAATCAATCTGTAGCAAGTACTGGAGCTGTATTTAATGGTAACATTATTGCAAATACTAGTATCACTGTAACTCAAAGTGCAACAATTAATGGTAGTTTAATAGCATTAAATGCTGCTATTACTGTTAGTAACATAAGTACAATTATTGCTATTAGTGGTAGTACTTCTTCACCATCAACTGATCTTACAATCTATGTTCGTGAACCAGTTAAAAAGGTTTCTAATGCTTTTTGTAAAGTTGACGCATCAAATACAATGTACGATTTCAATCAAGCTGAAATTGTTATTGTTGATGATCAATTACTACAAATTTCAAGTATTAGTGCTGCTAATCCTTCCGTAATTACAACTTCATATCCTCATAATATGATTACTGGTCAAATAGTTTATATAACTAATTCTAATTCAACACCAAGTATTAATAGCTATCAACAAGTTATTGTTTTAAGTCCAACTACTTTTTCTATTCCTGTAAATGTTACAGTATCTGGAAATCAAGGTTATGTTGATAGGAAATATCCTGTTAGTGACGCAGGTGCAATTAGATTGTTGGGACTTCCAGGTTCAGCTTTTAATGCAAATGATCTAGCTGTTGTAAAATATATAGTTAGTGAACCAACAGATCCAGCAAATCGTAACGTTTAATAAATTCTTTTAAAGGAGAAATAAGATGTCAGTAGGATTTAATCCTAAAAATGAACAAACGATGCAACAATCGTTAAGAGTTCAAGAATTGTCAATGAGTGGTGCCGATCAAGGTTTATACAGTATTTCCGGTGGAAATATGTTTGTATTTATTCGTGAGCCACTAGAAAAGATCTTTCTTGCTAGAGTAAAAGTAGACGGTTCAAATACTTGGACTGAATTTGCTCAATCTAGCTTGTCAATCGTTGATTCTTCTTCACTTACAAACGCTGCTCCTAGTAATTTAGGTGCAATTAAGATCACAGGTTTAGCATCTTTAGCTGCTAATGATCTTTTAATAGTAAAATATAGTGTTATTGAACATTTATAAAAATATATAATAATTTCAATAACTTATACAATAAAAAGCTTAGAAATAGATATATTTAACAACTATATCTAAGAAATTTAAACGTAGTTCTGTCTTAGACTTCTTATAACCTGTTTATAGCAGAGTAAGAATATCGGTGATCTGAAATTAGCGTTTATAGTAAAAAAATGTTATAAACAATAATTTTTATAGAAGGAAGAAAAGAATGTCAGATTTTTATGCGAAAAGTTCGCTCGCAATGGACCGACAGTTAAAGGTCCAAAAGTTGACTATTCCGTTTTCTGTAACGGCTAGTGCAACACCTGCAAGCGTACTTCTTTCTAATGATGAGCCGAGTGTTTTGTTCTTACAAAGCCAAGGTGTTAATCAAATTACAGCTGCTGACTCAATAGCTGCTGCGGCATTCGCTAATCAATCTCCAAGTGATTCTAGTGGTCAACTAAATATCTTGGTTGTTGTTGGTGAAAAAGTTGCAAAAGTAATGCAATGTGTAGTGAAAAGTCGTATATTAGGAACAAGTTACTCTGGTCATATCGATACAGGTTCTGTTTCTAGTACAGGCGTTTCAATATCAGGCAATATGATGCTAAGTGTTAGTGGTGTTCCAAGTTTTGCTTCAACAAGTTCCGATTTATGTTTAGAAGTCGAATACTCTGTTGTAGATGGTAATTAATAATTTAAGGAGAATATAAAATGGCAACTGCAAATACGTTTGGTACCCCGAATAATTCGGTTGGTACACTTAACGGTTTTTTCAAAGAAACATATGCTGATAAGCTTAAAGAACTTATCCCAGATGGAGTAAAACTGTTAAATAAAATTAAATTTATGTCGAAAGAAAAACAACCAGGTAATTTGTATCATCAACCTGTAATCCTCGGATTAGAGCATGGTGTTACATTTGCTGCTTCAGATGAAGATGCATTCAATTTGAATGCTCCTGTAGCTGGTCAAGTAAAAGATGCTCAAATTCGCGGTAATCCCGTTGTTTTGAGATCTTTACTCGGTTATGCTGCTGCTTCTCGTGCAGCTCTTGGTGGACAAAAAGCTTTCATGGATGCTACAAAGTTTCTTGTTGCAAACATGCTTCGATCAATGGCTAAAAAGCTTGAAATCGAAATGCTTTATGGTCAAATTGGTTATGGTGTAGTAGGTTCCGTTGCTGGAGCTGTTATTACAATCTCTACCCCAGAATGGGCACCAGGTATCTGGGCCGGTGCTGAAGGTATGCCAATTGAAATCAGAGATTCTACAGGTGCTACAAGTCGTGGTTCTTCTGTAGTTCAATCTGTTGATATGACTCTTAGAACAATTACCCTTACATCTGCTATTCCAAGTGTTATCGCTACAGATATTATTTGGCATAAAGGTGCTTTCGGTAATGAATTCCCTGGTATTCACAAAATCTTGACAATCAGTTCAGGTATTTTGTTTAATATCGATGTAGGGAATTATAATCTCTTCCGTGGCAATCAATATGATGCTCAATCTGGTGCGCTCAGCTTCACAAAGTTGAATCAAGCAGTAGCTAGAGCAGTTGAGAAAGGTTTGGACGGTCGTGTATTATCTCTTTGCAATCCTCGTGCATGGGCTAATATGCTTTCTGATCAAGCTGCTCTCCGTAAGTATGATTCCAGCTATAGTTCTTCAAAAGCTGAAAATGGATCAAGTTCAATCTTGTTTCACTCTCAAAATGGTGAAATCGAGATCGAACCTTCTATTTATGTAAAAGAAGGCTATTCTTATGTACTAAGTCTTGACGAATGGTTCCGTGTTGGTTCAACTGACATGACCTTTAAACGTCCTGGACAAGGTGAAGAATTCTTTAGAGATCTAGAGAATGCTGCTGCTTATGAATTACGATTGTATTCTGACCAGGCTGTTTTTTGTATGGCTCCAGGACGAAATACGATTATAATCAACGTAGTGAATTCTAACTAATTTAAACTGGTAATAGTTTGAAGTAGGGACCCTTAAAAAAGGTCCCTATTTTTTTATCTAAATTCTTTAATAAAATCAACTACTTAATATACAAAAAATTCTTTATTTTTTATCAAATATACAGTTAACAACTATAAGTAGGATGAAAATCTGTAAAACATGTAATAATTTAAAAGATTATAAAGAATATTATCGTTATAAGCAATCTAAAGATGGTTTTAGATATGATTGTAAATCATGTTTTAAGTTAAAAAAAGCTGAATATCAGAAACAAAATAATAATAAATATACATATGTTAAAAAATATATAAAAAATAATAAAGAAAAAGTCAAAAATTATAGAAAAATATATGTTAAAGAACATCGTAAGATTAATACAAACTTCAGATTAGCTCATAATTTAAGAAGTCGGCTTTATCATGCTTTAAAACAAAATCAAAAGGCAGGATCAGCTGTAAAGGATTTGGGATGTTCTATAGATGAATTAAAGATTCATTTAGAAAAACAATTCACAGAAGGTATGTCGTGGGATAATTATGGTAAGTGGGAATTAGATCATATTATCCCTTTAAGTAAAGTTGATTTAACTATTAGGGAAGAATTCTTAAAAGTTAATAATTACAAGAATTTACAACCTTTATGGAAGATTCATAATATTAAAAAGTCAAATAAATATTGTAGTATTTTAGAGGTTAAAAAGTAATGTCAATTCCAATAATAATCGGTGGAACTACGATTAATATTCCCTCATCTGGGGAAAGTCCCAACTGGGCACCAGCAATAATCGAAGCATTCCAAGCCATTCAAAATACATTAAATTCCTTCGCTGGACCTTATGATGTACCATCTCAAATCTTCGTAATGACTTCCAATGCTAATACAAATGTTAGTTTGCCGAATCTTACTTTTCCAAGTAGTAATGTCCAAGGTGCTATCATCACCTATTCTGTTTATAGAAATACATCATCTGTTACTGCAACTGAAACAGGTCAAATATTTATTAATTATAATGCTACAAATCCTACAAATAGTAAATGGGAAATAAGTCAAGAATTAGTTGGTGATGCTCAAGTTAGTTTTAATATTACCGATATTGGTCAAGTTCAATTTTCATCTGTTTTATTAGCTGGAACTGCTCATAACGGTATTATTTCATATCAAGCTAAATCTATTACAAATAGTTAAGGATTTTCATGGCCCTGAATTTTAGACGCATCAATACTGGTATTCAAATAATTCCAAAAGTAACATCAAATGTTGATACTGCTGGGGAATTAGATTTTGATACCACTAATCATAAATTAAATCTTCATAATGGTACAATATCATCTCCTGTTGTTACTGAAGCTGGTGGATCTACTTTAACTAATAAAGTTATTAGTGGTGGAACAATTTCTTCAAGTACTATATCAGTATCTTCTAATACAATATCTTCTACAGCAAATAGAATTCCTCAATTTAATTCTTCAACTGGTAGTTTAGAATCATCTAATGTTACTAATACAGAACTTAGTTATCTTTCTGGTGCTACTTCAAATATTCAAACTCAAATAAATGCTATTGTAGTTGCTGGTGGAGCAAATGTTAATTTAAGTAACTTAGCATCTGTTGCAATTAATACTTCATTATTACCAGCATCTGATAATACTATAAATTTAGGTAATATTTCTAAAAGATGGGCAACTCTTTATACAGAATCTTTAAATGATAATAATGGTCCTAGTGGAACTTTAGCAGTAAGTGTTATTAATAGAACTTTAAATGATATTTTTGGTGCTACTAATATTGATTTTTCTGGCGCAACTGGTAATGTATTAATTAAAAATATTACAGTAGCAAATGATACTATCACTGGTTCTACTTCATCTGATTTAACAATTACAACTCAAAATAATAGAAATTTAATATTAACTGCAAATGGAACTGGTCAAGTAACAGTTTCAAATCGTCTTAGAGTAAGTTCTAATATTCAATATGATTTGATAACAAATTCTAGCACTACTGGTGCTAGTGCTTTTATTAGTAGCATTACACAAGCGTTTACTAGATTAACAAATGCTTCATTGACTTCAATTGGTGGTTTAGTAATTGGTCTAGAAGGTCAATCTGTTACATTAACTAATGTTACTGGTGCCACAATAAATATTAATAATGAAGATACAGGACTTACAGCTGCTAATAGAATTTTAACAGGAACTGGAAATAATTTATCAGTTCCTAATAATTCTTCAGTTCAATTGTTATATGATACTGTTACTAATCGTTGGAGAGTAATTGGTTCAGCTGGTGGAATGCCTGGATCAAATTGGTCAAGTAGTTTAACATTTACTCCTAGTATTGGTTTTGGAACAATTACAAGTTCTGAAATATTTTCTAGAAGAGTTGGTGATTCAATGCAAGTTAGAGGTACTTTTGTTGCAGGAACAACAGGTGGTGGTATCGCTTCTATTGCCATACCAAACGGATATGAATTAGATCGAACTAAAATGTCAACAAATACATGCGGAACACAAATAGGTAATGCAATTGGTATTTCTTCTGCATCATTAGTAATTAATACTTCAGGTCGTGAAGCTAGAGTATTTTATGATGGTTTTGATAATGCTAATATTTATTTTACACAAGTAACTAATAGTGGAGCAATGACAAAAGTTGCGGCTAATGGTTTTGCTCAATCTAGTGAACCTGTTAGCTTTTATTTTGAATATCCTGTTTTTAATTTTGCATTTTAAAAGGAATAATATAAATGCCGTATGTTTCAGATGCTCAACGTAGATTTTTTCATACTGATACCGCGAAAAAAGAAGGTATTAAACCTTCTACTGTAAAAGAATTTGATCAAGCTTCAAAAGGAATGAAATTACCAAGATTTAAAAAAACAAAAAAGATGTTGGAGAAGAAATAATGAATCATAATAGATTTAAAAGAATGAAAAAAATGTTTGATGGTGAAGAAGTAAAAGATCCAACAAAAGATCCATCAATAGAACCAGAAATAGCACCAGCAAAAACTCCAGAAGCAACAGCCGCAGCACCAATAGCTGCAAAACCTAAAATTGCTAGTGCCAAACCTCCAGCAGCAAATTCAGCAGGTTCAGATAGTGGAAATTCTCCAACTCATACTAATACAGAAACTGGTGGATCTAGTCCTGGTGGAGCTTCAACGGGTGGTGTTGGTAGTGGAATTGGTGGAGCAGGAACTGGTGGTGCCGCAACAGGTGGAGCATCTACTGGTGGTGCTGGTACAGTAACTGTAACAATTTCTGGTAGCAGTAGCACTGAAACAAGTAGTGGTGCTGGTGCAAAAAAAGGAAAAGGTAAAGATAGTAAACCCGCAGGTCCAATAACTTTAAATATTAGTAATGTTGGTGGAAGAACTGATGCTGGTAATGTTGCAAGTGGTGATGGTCCTGGTGCTTTAGGTGCTGGTGGTAGTGGTAAAGGTTCTGGTGGAGGAGGCGGTGGTGCTGCTCCTGATGAACCAAATAATTATAGTCAACCTGGTGGTAAAGATAAATTATCTCCTGATGAAATAAAAAAACAATTAAAGAAACATATGAGATAAATCATGGATAAAGCTAAATTAAGAAAATTTCTATTTGAACAAGATAAACAAAAGGCAAGTTTAAATCCTGCTCCAAAAGCAATTCCTGCTGCTCCTATGCCTCCTATGGCTTCAAGTGGAATGGGTGCTCCTAAAATGGCTCCAATGGTTCCAAAAGTAGCTCCTATTGCTCCAATGGGACCTAAAATCGGTGCTTTACAAAGTTTAGGAGCTTCAAAATTACCAACTGCTCCTCCTGTTCCAAAAATGCCAGCTTCTCAACCAGCTGCTGTTCCAGCTTTACCAGGTCTACCAAAAAGTCCTAGATTTGGTAAAACTAAGAAAATGCTTAAACCTACAAAATTTGAATAAGGAAATATATGTCACTTACTAATAAACCGCTTTCAGATACAGATCCTTTACAAACAATTCAAAGATCTTATAATGATGTTAATGCTACTTTAGGTGTTGATGGTTTTTTAACTGGAGAAGTTGGTCGTAAAGTTGAATTAGCAATTTCTACAACTTCTGTTGCAAATGATACTGAAACTTATACTTTTTCTGAAAGTGGAACTAATTTGTATGTTATAAAAATTATATATACAACTGGAACTAGAGATACAATGATTTCTGCTGAAAGAACAAATTAAAAGGTAACAAATGTCGATTAAATTTAATCCTTTATTATTTAGTGGCTTTGATAATGCTGGTACCAGTGGTGGTGGAGGTGGATCTCCTACTATTGGTGGATCAGTTGTTGGTGGTACTAATAAATCTGTATTATTTGTAAATCCTACTGGTTCATTAAATCAAGATAATGCAAATTTTTCATATGATAATGGAACTACAAAATTAAGTGTTACTGGTGGAATTTTAACAGCTTCTTTAGATAGATCAACTTCTGGAACATTAGCAATTGGTACAAGTGTTAATTCTACAGTAATTAATATTGGAAATTCTGGCGCGACTGTAAATATTCAAGGTACAACAATATTTGAAAATACTACAACTTTAAATGTATCTAATCCTGTTATAAATTTAAATGTTGGTGCTGGAGTTGGAAGTGGTTCTAATTCTGGTATTAATGTTGAAGAAAATAATATAGTAACAGGTTATGCTCAAACTTCTTCTGATCGTAATAGTTGGATATTTAAAGCTCCTAATACTGCTGGTATCGTAACAGTTACTCCAGGATCTAGCGGATTTACTATAAATCAAGGATCTCATAATCCTGTAACTTTAGCAACTTTTGGAAGTTCTCCTAATTCTAATGGAGCATCATTATCTACTCAAGTTTTAACTCTTCAACCTGCTGATGCTACAAATCCAGGAGGAGTTTCAACTACTACACAATCTTTTGCAGGAGCTAAAACATTTACAATTACTGTTGCTGTTGGAACTGGTAATGTTACTTCAGGTTTAAATTCATTTGCTTCCGGTAATAATTCAACAGCATCTGGTGATAATTCTACAGCTACTGGTGATACAGTAACAGCTTCTGCTGCTTCTGCTCATGCTGAAGGATCTTCAACTCAAGCAACTAATACAAATTCTCATGCAGAAGGTACGGGAACAATAGCTTCTGGAAATATTTCTCATGCAGAAGGTGAAAGTACAAATGCTTCTGGTTATGCATCACATTCTGAAGGATCTACAAATACAGCTTCAGGTGATTATAGTCATGTTGAAGGTCAAAATAATACAGCAGGATCTACTTATTCTCATGCAGAAGGTACTGGTACTTTAACTTCAGGTTTAGCTGCTCATGCTGCAAATGTTGGAACTACAGCTCAAGGTTATGGACAAACTGCTATTGGTAGTTATAACGTAGTTCAAGGTACATCAGGAAGTTTAGTTAATACTGATAATGCTTTTATAATTGGTAATGGTACTGATAATACACATAGATCTAATGCTTTTGCAGTTACTTATCAAGGTAATGCTACTTTAGCAGGAACAATTTCAGCTACTAATATTTCTGGATCTTCTTCTGGTACAAATAGTGGTGATGTTACTTTAGCAGCTTTTGGATCAACTCCTAATGCTAATGGTTTAAGTATTTCTGGACAAGTATTAAATCTTCAACCAGCAGATTCAACACATCCTGGTGGAATTTCTACAACAACTCAAACAATTGCTGGGGCTAAAACTTTTAGTGGTGATTTAGCAGTATCTTCTACTTCTACTACAGCTTTTACTGTAAATACAAACGCTTTAATAGTTGATGCAACAAATAAAGCTTTAGGTGTTGGAGTAGCTCCAGCAGCAAATTCTATTTTAGATTTACAAGCTCAAAGTTCTGCAACAACTCAAAATTTACAATTAACAAATTATGATAATGCTGGTAATGCTGGTCTTAAAATAAGACGTGCAAGAGGAACTTCTGGAAGTCCAACTGCTGTTCAATCAAATGATAGTTTAGGTTTTGTTGGCGGTCTTGGATATGGAGCTACTGCTTTTGGTTCAAATGTAAAAGCAAGTGTTGGATTTCTTGCTGGTGAAAATTGGACTGATTCGGCTCAAGGTGCTTATTTAACACTTAATTCAACTCCAACAGGATCTACAACTCGTACTGAAAGAGTAAGAGTTACTACTTCTGGTCATGTTTTAATAAATACAACTACAGATAATGGAACAGATTTTTTACAAGTCAACGGTTCTATATCAGCTACAACTGTTACTGCAAATTTAACAGGAAATGCTAGTGGTAGTGCTGGAACTGTTTCAGGAACAAATGTTGTTACCAATTCTAATCTTTCCCAAATGGCAGCTCATACATATAAAGGTAATAATACAGGTTCTACTGCAAATGCTATAGATGTAACTTCAACTCAATTAACTGCTGATTTAAATTTATTTACATCTACTCTTCAAGGTTTGGTTCCAGCTTCTGGTGGTGGAACAAGTAATTTCTTAAGAGCCGATGGAACTTTTGCTGCTCCTCCTGCTGGTTTTTCAAATCCAATGACTACATTGGGTGATATAATTTATGAAAATGCAACTCCTGTTGCTGCAAGATTAGCTGGTAATATTACTTCAACAAAACAATTTTTAACACAAACAGGAACAGGATCTATTTCTGCTGCTCCAGCATGGGGAGCAATTGTAGCTGGTGATATTCCAACTTTAAATCAATCTACAACTGGTACAGCTTCAAATATTACAGCTTCATCTAATTCTACTATAACAACTTTAAGTGCTTTAAGTTTACCATTTTCTCAATTAACAAGTGTTTCAGTTAATTTAACTTCTCAAGTATCAAACGTATTACCAATTGCAAATGGTGGTACTAATAATGGTTCACTTTCTGTTACAGCCGGTGGAATGTTTTATTCTGATGGTACTAAATTTGTAAATATGGGAGCTGGTACTACTGGTCAAGTTCCAATTTCAAATGGTACTTCTGCTCCAACTTGGGGAACACCATCATCTGTTGCTTCAGTAAATTATTATAGTGGTAGTATGCTAAATACAACATCATGGTCAACTTCAAGTACATCTCAAGCAGCTTTAACAAATTCTGGAAATAATACTTTAACTACAATATTTAGTGATGGAATAACAGTAAGTGCTGCATCTAGTAATGTTGCTGGTCTTTCTATAACTCCAGCATCTTCTAGTTCTGTTTATGAAATAACAGCTATATTTTTTGGAGATCAAAGTGCTGCACAAGGTAGTTTCTTTTTAACAGATGGAACAATTAATTTTTCTTCTGCTGCAATTATTGGAGCAATTAGTCAAAGTTCTCCTATTACACTTACTGGAATATATGCATTTAGTTCGGGTTCAGCTGCTACAATAAGTATTCAAGGACAAGTTACAGGTGGAACTTTAAGTATAGAAAATCTATCAAATTCACCAAGTATAACTTGGATAGTAAAACAACTTAAATAAAGGATATTAACAACTATACTTATGAAAAACAATAATTTAACTCAACTCGATACCGATCAAATTCACAAACGCAAGTTTGATGACAATTTAGATGCTGATAGGGTAGTATTAGTTGGGGGTGATAATATTAGAATTACAGTTGATACAGATCAAATAACTAATTCAATTAAAGATGGTTTAAAGAATATTAAAATAGATCAAAAAGAATCTAATATACAAATCATTGAAAAGAATGTATTTATACCTCAAATTGAAATTAGAGAAATTGAAAAACAAGTTATTGTAAAAGAAATCGAATATAGAACAATTGAAGTAATAAAATATATCGAAGTACCAAAGATAATTGAATATGAAAAACCTATTGTTGTTCAAGAAATAAAAACAATAGAAGTTTTAAAAGATAGAGATTATCCATTTATATTGAAATTTGCTGCTATTTTGCAAGCCGTGAGCATTGTAGCTTTATTAATAATTAACTTACTGAAAAAGTAAAGGAGAAAATATGGCATTTTTAGTTTTAGTGATTAACTGTCCCAATGATTCCATTGATCAGTTAAATGCAGAAGTTCAAGTACCTACAAAAGTTGACGAAGCAATTAATAAGAATATTAATGTTTTGACAGCTATTGAAGGTGGTTTGAAAGCTGGTATTGTTCAAGTTACTGTTCGTGATACAGATCCATCTGTTTCTACAAGTGGTTCTGATTCAACTCAAGTAACTTACAATCATTTATAAGAGATAGGAAAGGTAATTTATGCGCGATAAAATGATGAAAATGTTGGCTAAAAAGAGAGATCTTTCGCCAAATGAAAAACACGCTAAAATGTCTGTTGTTAAGGATCTAAAAGATTCTGTTTCAGGCATGATGGGTGATAAATTAGACGGTCTTGGAAAAGTATCCGTTATGTCCAATAGCAAACAAGGTCTGCAACATGGTCTTGATAAAGCTAAAGGAATTTTAAATGATCCTGAAGAACAGCAAATGCAACAAGATGCTGAAGCTCCATATTCTGATTTCAAACATGCTGAACAAGAACACGAACATGAGCATGGTGGAAATGAAATGGGTATGGCTGAAGGTGGGGAAGTTGAAGAATCTCCCGATCAAGGCGATTATGAAGCTGCTGATGAAGGTTCTCCTGCTCAAGAAGATGAAGAATCTCCTGAACATGAAGGCGAAGAATCTTCTGAAGAAGAATCAGAAGAAGATCATGAAAATTTAGAAGGACTTGACATTGATGAGATTCAAAAAAGAATCGATCATCTAATGGAACTTCATAAGAAGCTATCATCCAAATAAAGTTACTTCGTTTTTTAATAACTTTAGGAGGATTCGATGTCTATAAAACCATGGTATACGAGTTATGACATTATTGATAGTGTTAAACGTAAAATTGCGTTTCCAATAAGTCAAAACACTTTTACCAATCTTGATATTTTAGCTTTTGCGAATGAAGAAATGTTCATTTCGCAGGTACCTACTATTCTTCAATTTCATGAAGAGTATTTTGTAAATTATGTTACTACTCCATTAAAAACTAATTTAAGTAAGTATCCAATTCCTGGACGCGCAACAGGAATGAAACTTCGTGATTTATTTTGGATGGATCAAAACGGCAATCTTTTCGAAATGACTCGAATTGAAGAACATGATAAAGCTTTTTTTCAAGCAAATATCGGATCTAATCAAGCTATTCATAAATTTTATATTGAAGGTAATGATGTAGTATTAACTCCTGGTGTTGTAGATTCTCCTACAGGATCTTTAGTATTTGTATTTTATCTTCGTCCTAATCAGTTAGTAAAAAATGATCGTGCTGCGATTGTTCAAGGTTTTAATCAACCTATTAGAATTAATAACAGTTTAATTGTTCCTTTAGATACAATTACTTTAGGAAAAACAATTTATACTGCTGTTAATACTTTAGGTGGTTCAATTAGTTCGATTACTGCTTTATCATCTACTGCAACTCAAATTGCTTCAGCTAATCATCAATTATCTACTGGTCAATTTGTAACTATTACCGGAAGTAACTCAAATCCAATTATTGATGGAACTTATTGTGTAACTGTTCTTGATCCTAATAATTTTACTATTCCTTTTCAAATAGCAACATCAGGTTCAACTGGAACATTTACATCAACTAATCAATTTCAAATTGCTGTAAGTGATGCTTTAACTGCTGCAAATTTATCGGCATCTATTAATGCAACTGCTATTGATTATACAACTTCAACTAATTCTCTAAATTTAGTAATACCTTTCTTTCTTAATATTAGAATGCCTATTATAACTAGTAATACTATAGCATTTATGATTCCTCAACATACTATAGGTATTGTATTTGATTCATTACCAAGTGTTTATACTGATAATGAAACTAATATTACAGAACCTTTATTTCAACCTAATACATTAATAGATTTTCTACAAACAGAACCAGGTCATAGAATTTATAAATATGATGTTTTAATAAGTCCAACTGGAATTAGTGGAACTACTATTACATTTCAACAAAAACAATTACTTGTTCCTACTGGAACTATTAATAATGGAATAACAAAAGATATTCATTCTAATCCTATACAGTTTATATTAGCAGATATTAAACCTAATGATTATATTTGTTTAGCAAATGAAGCTATCATTCCTCAAATTCCTCCTGATTTACATAATGGTTTAGCTGAAAGAACAGCTGCTAGAATATTGGCAGCAATTGGAGATCAAGCAGGTTTGGCAACTTCTAATGCAAAAATTGCAGAAATTGAACAACGTCAAGGTAATCTTTTAGATAATCGTTCAGAAGGAACTCCTCAAAAAGTTAATAACCGACATTCTTTACTTAGGTATGGAAAACTCGGAACTACCAGGAGAACATAATAAATAATGTCAGCATCAATCACATTAAAAGCAGCTGGATTAAATGTCCAGCCTAATCAATTAGATCTTCCTCCTGGAAGTCTAGCAGTAGCTAGTAATGTCATTATTAAGCGTGATGGCGTTATTGAGCCACGTAGAGGTTATCCTTTATATGGTAATGCTATGGGTTCATCTTCTGATCGTGCAAAACAATTAATGACATATAAAAATAGAATTTTAAGACACTTCTCAAATCAATTACAATATGATAGTGATGGTGCTGGTAAATTTTTAAGTTTTTGTGGAACTTATTTAGAACCTGAAGTTGGTCGTAGAATAAGATTTAAAGAAGCTAATGGTAATTTTTACTTTACAACTTCTAATGGTATTGAAAAGATTTCAGCTAAAACTGCTGCTGATTTTACAACAGCTTGTCCTTATATAACTCCCGCTGGTGGAATTAAAGCTTTAGATTTATCAGCTGTGTTGGATTTCTCTTTAGGATTACAATCAGGATTTTTACCTCCAGATAGTGCTGTAGCTTATAGACAAGTTTGGGGTTATACTGATGCTAATGGAAATTTAGTTTTAGGATCTCCTACTGCTAGAGTTGTTGTATTTAATCCATTATCAACAATGGTATTAATGGATTTTAATAATATTCTAAATCAATTAAATAATATTAGTGCTAACGTTTCTAATCCTAGTCTTATAACAGCTCTTAATTTCTTTTCTTCTTTAAATTTAGGACCTTCGGCTTCTGCTCAAGAATTACAAGCAAATCTAATCGCTTTAGCTGCAAAATTAGATCAATCTATTTTATATGCTGATCAAGTTTCTGTTGCTCCTTTACAAATTGGTGGAGCTTCAATTAATTCTGGAATTGGAACAATTAGTTTCTCTTCTGGAAATCCAGCTAATTACTTTGTATCTGGTAGTAATATATTATTAAATAATTTTACTCCTACTACTGGTAGTTTTATTAATCCTACAACTGGTGTTGCTAATGAAGTTGTTTCAACATTAGTTCCTACATTTACAACAACTGGTAATACAACATTAGGTGTTGCTGAAAGTACTTCTTTAACTACTATTGCTGATATTAATTCAAGTCTTAATAGTTCATATTTCTTAATTAATAGTGCTAATGATGCAACTCAATATTATGTTTGGTTAAATTCTGATAATACTGGAACTGATCCAAATGTTTCTGGTAAAACAGGTATTAGAGTAAATATTTCTGCAAATGATTCAGCAAATACCGTTGCTGCTAATATTAGACAAGCTTTAAATGGATTTAATGCTGATTTTATAACTTCAGGTTCAACTAATAATGTTGTTATTACAAATACATCTATTGGTGCTACTACTGATGCTACTATGGGTACTACAGGGTTTAGTATTGTTTCTATAACTCAAGGTACTGATTCTAATATAATTACAAGTGTTGCAAGTACTTCTGGTATTAATGTTGGTGTAATTGTTACTAGTCCTGGACATATTGCTGCTGGAACTTATGTAACAGCTGTAGGAATTAATACAATAACTCTTAGTCAAAATGCTATTTCTAATACAACTGGTGCTACTTTAAATTTCGACGCAGCAATTAATTTTAATACAACTGCTGGTGGTCCTGTTTCATTTAGTAACGCTACAATTCATAGTTATGAATATGAAATTATTGCTCAACCTGCTGTTCCTTCAATTCCAACAACTGATGCTCAATTATTAGCTTTACAAAATTATTTATTAGCTATTATAACTCGATTACAATCAGAAACTTCAACTGGTACACCTCCTACTATTAGTTCAAACTCTCAAACTAATTTCTTATCAACAATTCAATTGACTAATAGTGCTAATGTTTTATTAACTTTTACAATTCCAGCTGGTGTAACTGTTAATGATTTTTATCAAATTTATAGATCAGATATTGTTACTGCTTCTCAAACTCAAGTTTTAGCTACAGATATAGCTCCTAGTGATGAATTAAAATTAGTATTTGAAGGATTTCCTACAGCTCAAGATATAATAAATGGTTTTATTACAGTTCTTGATGTTACTCCTCAAGCATTTGCTGGAGCTTTTCTATATACAAATGCTACAACTGGTGAAGGTATTTTACAAGCAAATGATTTACCTCCATTTGCATTAGATATTAACAATTTTAAGAATGTCATGTTTTATGCTAATACTCGTACTCGTCAAAGATTAGATATTAGTTTATTAGGTGTAGAACAAATGATTGCTGAAATTAATGCAGGTACAATTCCAACAATTACATTGTCTGATGGCACTACTACAACTACATATACTTTCGTTCTTGGAGTTGCACAAATTGTTCAAATTAATACAGTAGCAGATGTTTCAGGTAATTTAGCTGGGAAATATTTTACAATCAATGATGCTAATGATACAACTTCTTATTATATTTGGTATAAAGTTAATGGAGTTGGAACTGATCCTCTTGTAGCTAATAAAACTGGAGTATTAGTTGATCTTGTAACAAATGATTCGGCTAATACTGTTGCTATAAAAACAAGTAATGTTATTAATACAATTGTTCAAGATTTTACTTCAGTATTTTCTACAAATCATATTACAGTTACTAATATCAATGAAGGAAGTGCTGCTGCTCCTACTAATGGTACTTCTGGATTTACTTCAAGCGTTTTAACTCCTGGAGTTGGAGCTGATCCTTCTTTAAATCAAATACTATTATCAAATGTTATAAGTCCTGCACAAGCTGTTGATCAAACTGCTAGAAGCTTAATTGATATTATTAATAGAGATCCTAATTCTCCTATTTATGCTTATTATCTTTCAGGTCCTACAGGTGTTCCTGGTCAAATATTATTTGAAGCTAGATCTTTAACTAATAGTCCCTTTTTTATTGTTGGAAATAATTCTCAAACAGGATTGTCTTTTAATCCCGATATTAGTCCTACTATTCAAATAAGTTCAATTTCAATTGCTAATCCTACTGTAATTACAACTTCAACTCCTCATGGACTTATTAATCAAAATCAAGTAATGATCACTAATTCTAATTCAACTCCTTCAGTTAATGGAGTTTGGACTATTTCATATATAAGTCCTACATCTTTCTCTATTCCTGTAAATGTAACGGTTGCTGGAACTAGAGGTGCTTTGATAAATATTACAACTGCTGTAACTTCTGATAATGAAGTATTACCTAATAGAATATATTTTTCTAAAATATTACAACCTGATGCTGTACCATTAGTAAATACAATTGATGTTGGTGCAAAAGATAAAGCAATTCTTAGAATATTTCCTTTAAGAGATAGTCTATTTGTTTATAAAGAAGATGGATTATTTAGAATCAGTGGAGAAACTGCTCCTTTTAATCTTGCTTTATTTGATAGTAGCTGTATTTTATTGGCTCCTGATTCTTTAGATGTATCTAATAATTTAATTTATGGATGGACTACTCAGGGTATTACTTCAACTTCTGAATCTGGTGTTAATATTGTTTCTCGTCCAATTGATATTGATATTTTAAAACTTGCAACAGAACAATATACAAATTTTAAATCAGCTACTTGGGGAATTGGTTATGAATCTGATAATTCATATACAGTTTATACAGTTCAAGAGACAACTGATCTTTTAGCTACTATTGGTTATAGATTTAGTACTTTAACTAATACATGGACAACTTTTGATAAAACTGATACTTGTGGTGTTATTAATTCATTTAATGATAGACAATATTTAGGAGCTGGTGATACTGATTTCTTAGAACAAGAAAGAAAAGATTTTGATCGTTATGATTATGCTGATCGTGAATTAACACAAAATTTAGTTGCTGGTGATTATTTTGGTGATCAAATATTATTTAGTAATATTGCTGATTTTGCAGTAGGTGATGTTTTAACTCAAGATCAAACTATTTCTATCTTTCAATTTAATACTTTATTAACTAAATTAGATAGTGATGTATTTTTAACTGATAGGAATTATTTTTCTACTCTACAATTACTTCCTGGTGGAAATGCTAGAAATCAATTAGATTTATTATTGGCTAAAATTGCTACAGATGCTGGAAGATTAGCTCAACCTGGAGCTGATCCTGGTTCAAGTTATACTGTTTATGAATCTAATAATTCTGTAGTAGTTATTACTGGTATTTCTGCTAGTGATCCTACTGTAATTACAACATTTGGTGCTCATAACTTAACAAGTGGAAGAATAATTACAATTAGTGGTAGTGATTCTGTTCCTAATATTGATGGAACTTATCCTGTAACTGTTCTTACTTCTAATACATTTACTATTCCAGTATCAGTACAAGTTGCAGGTACTACTGGAAGTTTAACTGTAAATAACAATGATTTTGCAGATATTGAATCTTCTTACAATGGAATGATTTTAACTTTAAATAATGATACTGGTACTGCTTTTAATAATTATCAACAAATAGTAAATAATACTTTACAAGAAGCTATTATTACAAAGGTTAATATTTCAAATAAAAGAGTTACTTTAAACAACAAATTAGATTTTCTTATTGGTCCTTTGACTATTTTTAAATCTATTAAATCAAATATTCAATGGGCACCTCAAACTTTTGGTGATCCATTAAATTTAAAACATGTTCGTGAAGCAACAACAATGTTTGAAAATAAAGCTTTTACTTCTGCAACTTTAAGTTTTTCTAGTGATCTATTACCATCTTTTATTGATGTTCCAGTACTTGGTACAGGTAATGGTATATTTGGTTATACAGGAATTCCTGCTTCAGTTCATGGAGTTCCAGGTCCAACAGGATTTGGTTATGGATTTTTTGGTGGGGCATCAAATTCTGCTCCATCAAGAACTTATATTCCTAGAGATGTTCAAAGATGTAGATATTTAAATTGTCAATTTACTCATTCAATTGCTAGAGAAAAATATTCTCTTTTTGGAATTACTTTGACAGGTGAAATTGGTCAAAGTTCAAGGGCTTATCGTTAATATGAGTTTTTGGAATGCTATATGTTTAGCTTTAATATCTATGGGTATTTTTAATTTCATAGTTTATTTAATCATAAGTTTTTTATTAAGGTAAAAAATGAAACTTCCATCATTTAGAAGATTAATTTCATCAGATTATCAAAGTCAATTTAGACAATTGGTTGATACTCTTTCTGTATCATTAAATAATGGTATTGAAGTAATTTATGAAGCTTTAAATGGTGATTTATCTTTAAGAGACAATATTAGTTGTACTGTAAAGGATGTTACTGTATCGGTTGACGCTTCGGGCAATCCATTACAAACATCTTCTTTTGCTTTAAATTCAACAGCAAAGGTTGATGGTGTAACCGTTATATCGGCTTTGAATCAAACTAATACAACTCATTTTCCTACTTCTGGGGTGTTTGTAAGTGGTGCTCAATCATCAAATGTCTATAACATCAATAATATCACAGGGTTACAAGCTAATGAATCATACATAATAAGAGTAGTTGCTTGGCAACAGTAAGTTTATGAAGTTAACAACTATAGTTATGCATGATAACAGGATTTTAAATGGCTAATACTATTCAACAAAATGACTTAGGTCAAGATAATACTCAACAAGCTGGTAATCAACAACAGCAACAAGTTGGTATATTTTCTCCTACTTCTGGTAATGGTCAATCTCCTACGGGGGGTCAAGGATCGGGTAGTTCTGGTGGTTCTACAGCTGTTGCTGGTGGAAGTGCTGCTGCACCTGCTACAAATCCTAATCAACAAAAAGGTTCTGGTTATACAAATATTCAAAAGGTTTTACAAGCTAATCAAGGTAATCAATTAGGTCAAGCAGTTGGAAATGGAATTCAAGGAGTTGGTCAACAAGCTTCTCAAAATTTACAAAATCAGCAACAACAATTTCAACAAGGTACTTCTCAAAATCAATTTAACACTGGAGCTAATCAACAATTAGTTCAAAATGTATTACAAAATCCTACTCAGTATGTTTCAGGTCAACCAGGATCTCAATCTCTTTCTGGACCTCAAGCTAGTCAATTTCAACAATTAATGAGTGGTCAATATCAAGGACCTCAAGGATTAAATAATACTCAACAATTACAATCTCAAGCTGCTGATGTTAATCAATTAAATCAAGCTATTGGTTCTCAAGGTGGAAGAACTGGTTTGTTACAAAGATTTGTAGGAAATCCTCAATACACTCAAGGTCAACAAGGTTTGGATTCTTTACTTTTAGGACAACAAAATAATCAACAAGCTTTAGGTCAAGCTCGAACTGCTACTGCTGGATTATCTCCTCAGATACAAAATGCTATTACTGGTGCTCAAGCTCAAGGACAACAAGCAGCTTCTCAAGCTCAACAATTTGGTCAAGGAGTTCAAAATCAATTTGGTCAAACTGTTACTGGTTTAAATAATCAATTTCAAAATCAAGCAACTCAAGCTCAAAACGCATCAAATGCACAATATCAGCAAGCTATAAAGGATTTTCAATCAGGTAATATTTCTCAACAAGAAGCTAATCTTTTAGGAGTTACTCCTGGTGAACAAGTTACTGGTAATGTATTACAAGGTATTGGATCTTATTTAACTCAAAATCCATTACAAGCAACAGCTCAAAATGATATTAATCAACAACAATATGCTCAATTAGCAGCTTTACAACAATTAGGTGGACAAAATGCTCCAACATCAGCTCAAAATATACTAGGACAATATAATCAAGGACAAGTTGGTCAATTTGCTGCCGCTCCAACTATTAATGCTGATACAACAGGATTTAATAATGCATTACAAAATTCATTAGGTAATTATCAAAGTCAAATTGCTTCACCATTAGCTTCTTATCAACAAGCTCAAAAAATTCATGATATTTGGTATAGTACAGATCCTGCATTATATACTCAAGGTGCCAAAGAAGCAGCAATTAGACAATTTGCTCCAGGTGCATTAGGTAGTGCAAATTCTGATAACGAAATAGCTTGGGCAAATGCAAATTTAGCAACTGATCAAGCTGCATATAATAATGCATTAGCATCAGCAAATGCTGCTGTTGGTGGTTTACAAAATTTAAATATAACTCCAGAACAAGCTGCTCAACAATCAGCTTATCCTTCAATAGCAAATACTGTAGGAAGTTCATAATGAAAGAGGTATCATAAAATGGCTGATCCATTTAGCTCGGCATTAGGTGCAATAGGTAGTATTGCTGGTGGTTTCGCAGGACAAGCTGCTGGTAGTGGCGATAGAGGTCAAGCTTCAAATTTAGATAATATCGCTTATCAAATAATGCAAGAAGTTGGAAATGCTCCTGATATTTCTAAACCTCTTATATTAGAAAAGTATCGTCAAGCTGGAATTTTAACTCCTCAATTAGAAGCTTATATGTCTGCTGGTCCTTCAGCTATGGCTGGAGTTGGTACTGATCAACAATCTTTAGATGCTCAAAGACAAGCTTTACAACAAATGCAACAAAGATCAACTCAAGGATTAACTGCTGCTGATCGTGCTGCTTTGGCTCAAGCTCAACAATCCGCTCAAGGTGATATTCAATCTAAAAATGCTCAGATTTTGCAAAATGCTCAAATGCAAATGGGTGGAGCTGGATCAACTGGTAGAACTTTAGCTGCTCAATTACAAAATGCTCAATCAGGAGCTAATCAAGAATTTAGTAATGCTAATCAAGTTGCTCAACAAGCTGCACAACAAGCTTTACAAGCAACAGCTCAATCTGGTCAAATAGGTGGTCAAATTAATCAACAACAATTTTCTCAAGCTGCTCAAAAAGCTCAAGCTGCTGATCAAATGCAAAGATTTAATACTCAAAATCAAATTGCTCAACAACAAAGAAATGTTGGAGCACAAAATCAGGCTCAAGCTGGAAATCTTGCCAATCTTCAAAATGTTGGTAATATGAATATTAGTGCTCAAAATCAAGAATTGGCAGCTCAACAAGCAAGAACAGCTCAACAATATGGTTTAAATTTATCAAGAGCTGGTGCTCAATCTGGTGCAGCTTTAAATAGTGCTGGTGCTTTAGGTAATTTAGGAAATCAAGCAGCTCAAGGTGCTTATAATATGTGGGCTGGAGCTGGTCAAGGTCTTGGTGGATTAGAGAGTGCTTATAATACATCAGGTACTAAAAATGCTAATCCTCAAGTTATGGCTTATGAAGGTGGTAAAATTTCTAATTTACAACAAAAGTGGCAAGGTGGTGGAATGAACGCTGCTGCTGGAATGAATCAAGGTGGTCCTGTAAATTTCAAACAAGGTGGAGAAGTTCCAGGACAAGCTAATGTTCCTGGTGATAGTCCTAAAAATGATACTGTTCATGCAATGTTATCTCCAATGGAAATTGTAGTTCCTCGTTCATTAGCTGAATCTAAACTTGGTAAAGAATTGTTAAAATTAATTCATGCTCATAACTCTGTAAAGAATAGACTTAACGAAAAAGATTAAGGTAAGATATGTCAGACATTAAAAAAATGAAAAAAGTTTATAAACAATATCAAAAGATAAATAATCCTCCTCATATTCATATTGAACATTATGATGATGGTGGACAAGTTGATGAATCTCCTGAAGAAACACCTGTTGAAAAGAATTACCGAGAATTAATGAGCCTTCCAACCGAACAAGAAAGAATACAAAAATATAATGATGCTCAAAAGAATTATAAAGAACCTGTTGTAAATGTTGGTTATTTTAGTGGTGGTGATGTTGAACCATCTCCTTCTCCTTCTCCCTCCGTTCCAGCTGCTAGACCTGATGTTACTGATGCTTTAAAAAAAGCTGCTGCCCATCCCCAAGATTCTCAAATGACTGTAAAACAATTATGGAATAAATTATTTCCTGATAATGATTCTGAAGGTGGTCAAATAAAAGGTTACGATGATGGTGGACAAGTTTCATCTGATCCTGTTACTGGTTCTATTGATCCTAATAGTCCAGAAGGTTTGGCTTTAATTGCTAATGCTGAATATCCTGAAGCTCAAAAAATGAATCAACCTGAAGATATAAAAGGTGAAGAACAAGATATTGAAGCTTCTCCTACTAAACCAATTGCAAAACCTGCTTCTGAATTAGATGTTTCTGGAGAATCTCCTGAAGATAAAGAATTAAAAAATGAAATGGCTAATGAAGATTTTGTAGCTAAAGAAAAATCTGATGAAAAACCTTCAGAAGAATCTGATAGAAAATTAGCTTCTGAACCTTCAAAAGATGAATCCGAAGTATCAGATGAAGATAAGAAATTATTAGAAGAACCAGATCAATCTTCTTTTAGTAAATTATTGGGTGCTTTAAAACCTCAATCTTCTGATCTTGCTGAAGCTCAAAGACAAAGAGATCAAAATTTAGCTTTAAATAATGCTCAACAAGGATTTGCTTTAATGGGTGCTGGAATGGCAAAAGCTTCTCCTGCTCAAGAATTAGCTCTTTTACAACAACAAAGAACTGAATCTGGTTTACCAGTTCAAAAATATAATGAAATTGTTGCTAATCAACAAAATGATGCTTCTAGTCCTATGTCACAAGTTATAAGGGATTATTTAAATAAAAAAGGAATGAAAGTACCTGATAATGCTTCAGCTTCTGATTTATTTAAAATTGCTCCTTTCTTACAAAAAGATTCAGCATTACAAACTGCTATGCAAAAAGTTATCCTTCAACAAAATGTAAAACAATCTGAAGGTGAGAAAAATCGTACAGCTTCTATGGAAAGAACTAAATCTCAAAATGCTGCTAGAATTCAAGCAGCTAAAGCTGGTCAAGAATTTAAAATGGCCAAAGAATCTAGAGATGCTGAAGTTAAAATGGAAAATGATATAACAAATGCTAGAAGTAAACCTGCAATTCAACAAGCTTATAGAAATTCATTAGCTATTAAAAATGCTTTAAAAATGTTTCAAGAATTTCCAGATCCTGATAAATGGACTCCTCAACAAGTTAAATTGTATAATATAGAAATGGCAAAAGTTGCTAGTAATAACGCTCCTACTGAAGGAATGATAAAAGATTTAAGTAATCCTACAGCTGCTTCTGGTATGGCCGGATATATGCAAAAAATTGCAAATGTTCCTGTTGGTGCTCAACAAGGTGAATTTATTAAATTAAATCAAAAATATTTAAATGGACTTGCTGATGTAAGTAATCAAGTTATTAAAGATAATATGGGTAATGTTGTTAAAGCTGGTCAAGATAAATTAACTCCTGAACAATATAAAAATGCTATTTATAGACATTCTGATATGTTAGGATTATATACTCCTGCTCAAGAACGTGGAATAAATGCAGTTATGCAAGCAAAAGGATTATCAAGACAAGATGCTATAAAATCTCTCATTCAACAAAAAGCTTTAAAGGATACTAATTACTAAAATGGCTGATCAAGATATTAAAGACATTTTTAATGCCGCTGCTGGAAATGATCCTATTGATCAATCAAAAAATGATGATCAAGATCTAAAGGCTATTTTCCAACAAGCTCATGATAATGATCCTGTAAAACAATCTGCTTTAGAATCTCAACAAGAACCCGTTAGTCAATTAGAATCAGGTTTAAGGGGTGCCGCTCAAGGTGCTACTTTAGGTTATTCTGATGAAATGATGGGTGCTTTACAAGCTTTAAAACATAAAGCTTTACCTGAAAAAGGTGAAGAAAAAGCTTCAATGGAAGATCTTTATAAACAATACAGAGATATTCAAAGATCTAAGAATTCAGCAGCTCAAGAACAAAACCCTTGGACTTATGGTCTTGGTAATGTTGCTGGTGGTGTTGGATCTATTGCCTTAGCTCCAGAAGCTATTGCTGCTAAATTAGGTACAATTGGCGGTGGAGCTGCTTTAGGAGCTGCTACAGGGCTTGGAACCTCTGATTCTGAGGACTTGGGTGGTATGGCTAAAGATACTGCGTTAGGAGCTGGATTAGGAGCTGCTGGGGGTGCTTTAGGAGCTGGAATTGCTAAAGGTGTCGAAGCTTTATCTCCTGAAGCGTTAGAAGTTGCTAGTTCTAAAATGGCTTCAAAAGCTGTTGGAATTAAACCTTCTAAAGAGCTTGCTAGAGTTTATAATCAAGAAACTGGTAAAGTTGCTCAAGGATCTGATATTATAAAAGGTATTGGTAAAACTGCTATGGATGAGGGTGCAATGTCTTTAACCGGCGGGGCAAATGCAATCTATGATAAATCATTAGAAGCTATTGATAATAACTATCAAAAATTAAATAAAATTATACCCGATGTTCAATCGAAATTAGAACAAAATATGCCAGATAATTTAGAAGAAGCTGGTCATATTGGAGATAAAACTGCTAAATTCTTATATGATTTTAGAGAAGGTTTAGGAACTGATCCTGATCAAAATGCTATAATGGATAAAATTGAAAAGAAATATATTCCTTATATTGAAAAATTATCTGCTTCTGATGGTGATTTACAACAATTAATATCTTATAAACAAGGTTTACAAAGTAAAGCAACGGATTTAGCCTCAGCTGCTTTTGATCAACCTGCTTCAGATTTAAAACCCGAAGCTGAATTTGTAAAAAGATTAAGTGGTATTGTAAGACAACATATTGAAGATTTGGCTGAAACTGTTGATCCTCAAGCTTCTGAAGCTATTAAAAGTACAAATCAAACATTAAGTAATCTTTATACTTATAATACTGCTGCTAAGAAATTAATGGATAAAGGTACTGGTAGTGCTGTTGCTAGTACTTTAAATCTACCTTCGACATTATTGACTGGAAATCCAATTGGCCGCGAAGCTAGAATGTTAGCAGCTAAAGGTTTAAATATTGCTTCAAAAGCTGTTGATACTCCAGCTGGTCAATTAGTTCAAAAAACTCTTCCAGCTACACCTGCTTCTGTTATTACGAATCCTTTTGGACAAGCAAAAATTCAAAGTAAATTTGGAAGTGGTGATAATCCATCTTCAAAGATAGCTAAGAATCTTTATAATGCTACAGATGATTCTTTAAAAGAAGTGGCAGCTAAAATTAAACAACAACCAGGTTTACAATTTTATGCTGATCATTTGAATAAAGCGATTGATAATGATGATGAAGGTGAAAAGAATAGAGCCATCTTTCTCATAATGCAAAACCCTTTAACACGCAAACTAATCACACCAGATAAGGAATAATATGGACGATATATTAAAAAGAATCGAAGGTAAAATTGATGTTTTAGATACTCGTCTTGATTCTGTAGATGTTACATTAGCTAAACAAGAAGTTTCTCTCTCTGAACATATTAGACGTACAGAAATCATCGAAGGAAGATTAGAACCTATTGAATCTTATATGGATAAAACTAAAGGTGTTTTAGTATTTGTCGCGTTTTTAGCTTCAATCAGCGGATTGGTCACTCTCATCCTTAAGGTTCTGGGCAAGTTTTAAACCATCTATAAGATCTATTACCTCATCCTCTACATTCTTTGTAACATAAGCTCCTACTGGCATATCATCTATACTTATAGCCTTTCCTTGGGCCTTTGCGCGAGTTAAAATACATCTATTCCTTGAGTTATTCTTATCATATGCTTCTTTTTGGAAGTAATCTTCAATAAATGAAAAATCACCTTTAATTTGTTTTCTAATTTGAACTTTAAGTTTACTAATAGATTTTTTAAGCTTAATCTTTAATTTATTGTTGGTTTTTGAATTATCTATTAATCCTACTAGTTCTTTAACTTTAATATAAATGAGATCTAATAGTTTGCGGAGATCTTCATTTTTAGGATCTTCAATCTTTTTCTTCTTATGAAGTCTTTTATTTGATTTGAAATCAGCATGAATTGATTCATTTACGAAATCATTCAAGTATTGTTTGGGATTACAAGTTTTACCTGTTTTAGGATCAGTCCATTTTTCTGGTAACTGATCAATATAATCAAAATCTATTTGTTCAGTTCTTGTTTTGAGATTTAAATTTTTCTCTAAAGCGGGATATTTCGCGTTTGATCTTCGATTTTTCTTTTTGCTTGGCATGTTTTTCCTTTATTAATGTTACTATCTCCTCTGTTAAATGTTTGTATAGAGATTCATTTATTGCAAAACAAAATTCTTGATTCACTACCTTGTGATTAAAGTAGAGTTTACAAAAGTTATTAAATTGTGCAACTCCGAGGGGATTCTTGTTATTGTTTTTATAAGTCCATTTATCATATAAATTGTATAAAATCTCATTTTTAATGTATTTCTTTCCCCTTTTAATCTCATACTTTTCTAAGAATTTATCAAAGTGTTGTTTGAATCTTTTCTGCTTAATCTTATTGTTCTTTTTACCTAATAAATCTAATGTGCTTTTTAAATTAAAAGTATCTCTATTTAATAAAAGGGTATAATATTGTCCCTTTTTAATATGAGGAAAAAGATCAGTTAAAGTTGTAGTAAATGTTTGATGTTGAACTGGAATTTCTGACCATCTTACATATAACTTATATAATAGTTTTGGAGGTACTTTAAATCTGCCTGATTTTATATTATAAAAAGAGATAAAATCTGTTACATCATTTTTAAAATATAATTCTTCACCTTCGGGCTTATTCTTTATTATCTCTAGGAGTTCTTCATCCGTTAGTTCTGTTATTATCTTCTTCATATTCCATTATCAGTATATCTGTAGATTTTTGTCCATTTTCAACTTCTTGAAAGATTTCTAATTTATTAAAATGTAAACCATCTGTATTGTTAAATTTAATAAACCATCCAAAATCAGGATTTGTATTATAATATAGTTTGTTCATATTCCATTATTCTAACTAATTTATTTATATCTTTTATTACATGAATTCCAGAATAAACCCAATCGTCAACTCTAGTATTATAATATTTTAAATTCGATTCTTGAAAGAATATTACAAATTTATCTGGATCATTTTTTTGATTATCGTAGTATAATTTGTTATTCATATTCCAAAACTAATCGAGAAGGTAATAAATTTCTAAAACTATATTCATCTTCTATTATAAAACAATAACTTCTAACAAAAGGATTAGTACCAATTACTAATTTAATGGTAGATTGCATGGGCACCTGAAATCGCTAACCCTGTAATTAAAACTCCACCTACAAAAAATCCAATCTTTTCCCAAGCATTTAAACTTGATGTACTTTCTAATGTCTTGGAAAGATTATCATTTTGAGTAGATAGAAGTTGTATTTGCTGATCTTTTAAAGTAGATTCAGTTTTATACATATCTCTTTCGAGAGTGTTATTTCTTAATGTAATTACAGTATCTTCTGGTAAAAGGTATCCAAAGAATGGAGCTGGAGTTCCTTTATCTAAATATACAGATTCTTGTTGAGCAAAACTATTTAGGCTTGTTAACATTATTAACGAAATCAAGCAAGCTTTCTTTAGTTTGTGGTTCATTTTCTTTATCCTTTGTTTCTTTTTCTAAATCATCAATTTGTTGATTAATTTGAGCTACTTTACTCTTTGTTTCAATATTATCATCTTTAGCTTTTAAATCTGCATTCTTTGTTTTTTCGTACCAAAAAAGAGCAGCTAAAATTGCTCCTATTACAGAAACAATTCCTAAAGCCCATGTTTTAATCTTATTCCATAAATCTAACATTATTTTACCCATGTCATATCTTGTTTAAGTATCTCACAAAAGTTTAAAATCTCTTCATTCGTTTCTTGAGCACATTTTTGTAATACTTCTTTTGTTTTATTTTCTTGACCGACTTCTTTAAGAATATTAATTTCTTGAGAAACAACTTTAGTTTTAAGATGTTTATGTTCTTTAAATAGAAAGTTTACAACTTGTTCGTAAGGAACTGTCCATGCATAACCAAAATCGCTTTTCCCTGCAAATACTACACCACTTAGTTCTTTATCTTTATTATAAACTCCAGATCCACTACTTCCTGGCATAATTGTTGCTGTTACAAGAATAGATTCAAAGTTCTTAACTACTGGAATTCCACCAAAAAATGCACAAATAATTCCAAGTTGACCAGATAATTCTTCATCAGTACACTTTCTAACTCCTGTCATAACTTGAATAATTGATCTTCCTGAGAAATGACCTGTAGAAATAACATTGGGCATCAAAGCTGGATGTCCAGAAACTTGTGCTTCTTCATAAAATTCTGGAGCTTTTTGAGCAATTTTTGTATTAACTCCCAAATCTGCTGCTACTGATATTAAACATAAATCACTTAATTCTGATTCAAGCATCTTTGTAATTTGATATGTTCCAGTTGGAGAAATTACTATTCCACCTGTATTAATTGCTCGACAAACGTGATCATTTGTAAGAATACTAGATTCACCGCTTGTTGATCGTAGAATAATTCCTGTACCACCATGAGTTACTTCATGATTTACAATCATTACACTTGAATCTCCGAGATTTGTTTCGTGTTTTAAATGTTTAATTATTACAAATCCGCTCAAAAGAGCGAATCCTACTATTCCAACTTTTAAAGGAATAGATAAGTTACTCTTTAATTTAACTAGAAGGTCTTTAAGTTTATTCATTTACTATTATCTCCATTATTTTGATTGTTAATATGTCTTTTATGTGCATAATTTAAAAGCGAGTAGAAAACTGGTAATGTTCCACCTATATCTATAACTTGTATTTTCCATATGAAGAATCCAAGATTTAAATCCGAACCTCCAAAAGCCATTCTTATCGCGGCTATAAATACAAATACAGCAACTGTTATATTGCTTATAGATAACTGTTGTTGATAGTCTAGAAAGTTCAATTTAGTTAAAATTGTCTTTAATAAGTCTTGTAGTTTTTGAATCATATATTACCCATTATATCAAATAGTTATTCATTTGTCAATTGAAATATTTGAATTATTTCATATTTTGAATTATACCAATAAAATCCATTACTTAACCATATACATTTTTCATAGATCCAATCAGTTTCTTGTTGATATTCATTCATATCTTAATATTTCCGTTTGTTTAGTTTCATAAGGAATATAAAAGCTTATATAAGTGAGTATATTATTTTCTGAAACCCAGTGTGGTGAATCATATACATAATAATTTGAGTTTCCCATTATTTATATTCCAATACTATCAAATCTTTTTTAGGAGGAGCAACTTTGGGTGAAGTCCAAAGATGACCTTCATTATAAGTTAATTTCTTTCCATCATATCTCCATGGTGAAAAATAATCTGCATATAATTCTTTAAAAATTTTACTCATATCTGAAATTCCCATAAATGTTGCAGCCATTATTTATACCTCAATATTTTTATATCACCATATATTAGCCAATTTAATTTACTAAATCTTTTAATTTCCCATGGATAAAAATTATAAAATCCCATTAAATATTTAGCAGCTTCTATGAAAGCACCTTTCATTTATATACCAATATTTTCTTTTTATAATATTTTAATATATTTGAATTATAATATGGTTTATATGTGAAAGGTTCTTTGAAAAAATCCATTATATCATAATACTTTATTCCAAGTCTTTTAAATAATTTTAAAGGATCTTTCATTTCTTTCTTTTCTTCATCTTAATTGGTTTTTGATTATTCTTTACTCGCATTATTAATATTATCATAAGATACTATAAATTTTTTAACCTTTCTTATTTGCTTTTTATCAGTACAAGCTTTAACTATTGTATTTGGTTTAACTTTTAAATCTTTTGCTGCATCTCTTACAGATTTATAAATTTTACCATTTGAACAATAAACTGGTCCTTTTGATGGGAATGATCTTCCTTTATTCCAAGATTTAACAGTTCCATTTTTTAATCCTAATTTTCTAGATTCAGACATTCTTTTTCGTGTTTCTTTTGGAAATGGTTTTCCTTTATTCCACGCAGGTCTACCTGTATTTATTACCCTTAATCTCTCAATTTGTTCTTTAGATAATTTACAACCTATCCTACCTTCAACTCTTTTACATATATTAAATTCGGGATTTAATGTATCTATATAATATTGTTCTATTTCCATACATTTTAAAGGCTCACAATATTCTAAAACTTCAAATTTAAAATTTTCTTCTCCATGTTTATTCCATGATCTTTGAAGATGTTTATTAGTATGTTTATTCTTTTTTAAATTACTTTTATGACATCTCCATCTTTTTATAATACATTTCCAAGAACTTCCTACATAAATTTTATTATTTATAATATTTGTTATTTTATACACACCAGTTTTCATTTATTCTTCTTTTTTCGAATTTTAATAATAGGTTGATTATATTTTTTCCTCATTTGATTTTCAACTAAACTCTTGTTTTCGTGGCATGATATACATAATATTTGAATTCCATCACTCTTAACGAATAATCTATTAATATAATCTGTCCATCCTGACCATCCTGTTACTGCTACTACAGGTTCAATATGATCCCGATTAATTTGTTTTGGACCGAAAGCTCCTTTACAAGATTCACATTGATATAATCCTCTTTCAAGTCTTTGTCGCGCAAGAGCTTTAGAAAAATATGGCCACTTGTAAGTTGCGATTCTTAAAGCATTCTTAACAAAATTGAATTTATGCTTTTCAAATGCTTCATTATCCTTTTCTATTGAACTATAATCTTTTTTCTTTTTACTCATATCTTAATACTTCTATTATATCAAATTTTCTAAAACACATTAATTTATTATTAATATAATATACATTACTAAAATCTAAAAGTTCTATAGCTTCTTTATGTGTTATAATACCAGCTTCTAATAATCCTATTACTGAATTAAATCTATATGATATATTACTCATGTAACATCTTATCAAATTTGTTCATAAATTGTTGATTATGAGCGAGTTTTTTAAAATCTGAGGAACTATGGACCATATTATCAATATATCCTATTAAATTATTGTATTCCATACCTAAAATTAATCCATGACATAATTGAATTCTAAAATATTTATTTTCATCATTAAGAAAAGTTATTTCATAACTATCATATTCAATATGTCTAAAAACAGTATAAAATTTATATCCAAAGTAGTTTTTATCTTTTAATAGATATTCTAGAGTTTTAAGATTCTTTAAATCGTTCATATTTTGATTGCCCTAGATTTATAATCGCACACTGTACAGCTTATAAACTTCCTTTTAATTCCTTCAAAAACAGTTTCAACTACAAACCCTTTTCCACAATGCTCACATACATTTAATTCTTCTATTACTGAATCCTTTTTAGATTCATCTCTATTTTGATTATAACCTAGAAGTTTTTCTAACTGTCTTATTTTTTGATCTCTTTGTTTTAATTGTTTTCTTAGATTTCTTATTTGTTCCTTTTGGAACTCGTCTGGTTTTGCATGACGTGTCTTTGCCATCTGTTGTCCTTTTAAATGAATCGGGAATGAATATAATCATTAAAAATGCTAGGAATAGAAATAAGACTTGACCAAAAGATTGGATCATTTTCCTGTACTTCCAAATCCACCAGTTCCTCTTTCAGTTTCAGAAAGTTCTTCTATCTCTACAATTTCTGCTTGTTCAACCTTCTTTAAAAGAGCTTGGGCAATTCTTTGTCCTTTGACTATTGTATATGTTTCAGGAAATCTTTTCATTAGAAGATCTACAATAATTTTAACCTCTCCTCTAAAATCAGAATCAATAGTACCAGGAGAATTACTGATTCTAATATTAGAACTTAAAGAAAGTCCTGATCTTGGTCTAATTTCTAGTTCAAAACCTGGAGGAACTTCGAAAGACCACCCTGTTCTGACTGCTTTTGTTTCTCCTGATGTAATAGTAACTTCTTCAATGCTTGTTAAATCAAAAGCTGCTGATCCTTCTGTTTTATATTCCAAAGGGTAAGCAGTTGAATCTGTTTTCTTAACTTTTAGTTGCATCGTTTAATCCTCTTTGTTAATTTGTGAAATATTACTGATAAAACAATTGAACTTATGAAAAATAATATTGAAAGTTTAAAAAAATACATAAGAGCTTCATTCAAATTAATCATTCTTCTCGTTTAATTCCTTTACTAATTGTTTGTAATTATTTCTTACTTGTTCAATATAATTTAAAACATCATTAAAAGCTTCTAGTGAATGATTATTATTTGAATCAATTTTGTAAGTATTTACAATAGATTTAATATTATCTAGAGCGTTTATGTATCCTTTTAGATACTCGTTTGTTATCATTTCTTTTTTCCAAGTGAATCAATATCTTTAAATAAATCTTCAAATAAAGAATCAATCTTTTTAAAATTCTTTAATGTACTAGGATTTAATTTATGTTTATTTTTTAATACTATATCTAAATCTTTACCAACTTTTTTCATAAGTTTTAATGTATTATCTTTTTTTCTTACCATTTTTTAATCCTTTTTTAAAGATCTCATCTATTTTTTGTAGATTCTTGATTGTTTTAGGATTTAATTTTAATCCAGCTTTAATATCAGGAATCATTTCTTTTTCTAACTGTTTAATTAGAATTAAAGGATTATCACTCCATCCATATTTATTTGCCTTTTTTCTTGCCATTTTTAACTCCTTTGATCCAACGATCATCTAGGTCAGGTCTATTTTTCATCATCCAAATCGCAAACATTAAATTACAAGCAGCATTTGCAATATGAAGTGTTTTAGTTTCTTTATCATAATCTTCACCTTTTAAAAATTGAAAGATATGTCTTAAAGAAGCTGCCAGAAGTCTGGAAATTGTAATTCCCTTGGCCCAATTTGCTGTGCCATATTTTTTCTTTCCGGCAGCTAAAACTCTTCCTATCTCAAATAAAGCTTCTGGTGGTAAAAGATCTAATGGTTCTTTTTCAGAATCATGCTTAATTCCCGACATTTATCCCCTCCGATCATTATGATGCTGATTCTTGACTATCCAATACTTCAGATACTTCAGATGCTTCTGCTTGAGCTTCTTGTGCCAATAGTTCTACATTTGGAACTTGAAGAAGTGGTACAATTTTATAAACTTCAGCAAAAGGTCTTGATGCTAGATAGTTTAGAATAGAATTGAGGGACTCTTCTGATACGGCGTATTTGGTCATTTTATTTCTCCTGTTAGTTTTACAATTTTAAGGTTTTTATTATTTGCTTCAATAGATTTTTTAAAATATTGAACTTGTTTTCTATTATCACTAGTATAACAAATTCTTTTATCTTTGTCAACTAAAATATATAATTTAAGCTTCATTTTATCTCATCTTCTCTTAAAATAACATGATTATATATTCTATTTCCACATTCTGCATCTAATATATAATATTCATAGTAATCCATTAAATATATAACAGATGCTATCATTCCTTTACAATATCCATTACCTACAATTTGTCCAATATGATATTTAGGTCTAGATTGTTCATGTTTATTTATACAACCTATTGAAATTAGTAATAAAAATGGTATTAAATACTTAGCTTTCATTTTTAATCCTCTCTTTAAAATCCTTTATAAGCTTATCATCATTTTCAAACATTTCAGAACCTGCCAGTACAATCTCTCCAGATGAGTTTATACCCGTTATATGATTCTTTTTAACTTTAAGTTTACTCACAAGTCCAACTTCTAAATCTCTTCCATCCTTAGTGATTTTAATGCGTTTTCCTTCTTTAATCTCAATGGCTAAAGAAATTGGAAACCAAATCTTTTCCCCGCCATTTGGAACCGTTGTTACTGGTGCTCCTGGAAATTCGGGCATATTCTTATAAGCTTGATTTAACATAAAAAGTCCTAAAGAATAATCACAATCCATTTGTCTTGTACTTGTAACAAGTTTCATAATAATAGGATTAAAATATCCAATTGTTTGAGCATTCTTTTGTGGACCATACTTTTTAGTTATTTTACCATCTTTTGCAATTTCAAAGGAATCTTTTGAAGGAGTTCCGGCAACTGAATCCCATAGAATCAATGTATTCATTTTAAGCTTATTATTCTTTATATCAGTTACTTTCATTGAAATATAATCATAAACATCTTCTAATGTTGTAAGATCTTCTTTTATGATACAATTCTTTTTATGTTCCAAACCCATGGAATCTAATCTATCTTTATCAAGTTTATTTTCAGTAATTACAATTATTGGTAGAATTTCTTGTTTTGTAGCTTCTCTTGCTATCTTTAACAAGACATCAGTTTTTCCAGAATCTGAAAGTCCATAAAGCATTGTTGAATGTCCTAATGGAATTCCTGGCAATCCTATAGAATCTTGAAAACATTTAGGCATTGTAATATATTGCATTGGTTTATATACAATTTCTTCTGTTGGTTCCGAAGCTTCTTCATAATCTTCTAAATCAAATTCTTTCACTTAATCCTCATATTCTAATATAACTTTATCATTTTTAATATTTAAATCATTAACTGTGTTTTCCAATAAACGCATACTTATTGATTCATATAATCTATCATCTTTCATAATCCAATATTTAGTTTTACCAAAAATACCAGTACCATCTAATAAAAGTTTATTCATCTTCTATACAAAATAGTTACAAGTAATAATAAAAATGAAAGTACTAATATTAATTTATTCATAATTTAATACATATCTAATATCTTTGTAATGTATCTTTCTATTAATAATAGATGTCCAATCATTATGAGAATAATCAAAATACCTTATACTATATGCAGTTTGAATTCCAATATGATACATTCCTGTATCAAAAATATAGTACATTTTATTCATAATACAATATTATCTTTTCTTCATCACCATAATTATTGGATAAATAATTATTTACTGGACCGTACCAAAATTCAATATGATGAATATTACCTATATAATATACAGAAGTTATATAAGTTAATATCATTTTACCTTGTAATGCCACGTTTCAAAGAATCCTTCTTATGACTTGGTAATAAATTAATATTATCCCTTGATTCTGCATAACATTTAATACATTGATATCTCTGATATTTTGAAGAAGCAGTGTAATAAAATCCTTTTTTAACAAATTTCTTACTTCCACATTTACAAATATTTTCTTCTTTATTTGTATAAATATCAAAGTTAATGGTATTGTCCCAGGGAATTAAAATATAATACAATTCTTCTAATGATAATACATCATATTTATTATACTTTTCCATCTCTTTCCAAGCTTTTAAATTACCAGCTAAACATTGGGTCCATAATTCATGGCCTTGGAATTTCTTATGCTTTAACTTCTTATATTTCTTACATAATTTATCGGTCATATATTCTAATTTATGACTTGAAAATCCAAAATGTTTTTTAGCCACGCGACAAATATCAATGTGTCTAAAACTACTTGGCGGTTTCATTCCTTTTAAAGCAAATCGAGCATTAAGTTTCTTAACATCAAAACTCTTACCATTTTGGGTAATTACAACATCTGCTTCATCTAATAATTTCCAGATACCTTTTAATATTTCAGTATCATCTTCTACATTCTTATTTTTTCTTTGATCTTTGTATAGTATCTCTTGATTTCCTAACCATTTTGCGCTCCAGCTTAAAACATGCCAATCTTTAACTATTTGATTCAATGATACATTATTTTCCCATAATCCCCAAACGTGAGCTGTTATAGGAGCAGTTTCAATATCAAATACTAATACTTTAGCTTCATTTTCATGTGTTTGATCAAATTCTAACAGTTCTGGATGAAATTTAATTACTGTTTCTTTTAAAGCTGTATATCCTCCAAAATGTTTTCTAACTTGCCTATCACTTGTGATTAATCTTTCTACTTCCCTACAATTTGGAAACCTTCCTGTTGTTTGAACTAGTTGGACGTAAGCCTTTAATATCTCACCGTTTTCTTGGTTTGGTCGTATCACTTTTGACTCCTTTGGTAAATATATTATTAGGGGCTAGAATGTCCTTTAGTCCCTGCTCTAGAACTATTACTTGATTTTCTGTCAATCTTGCACCATATTCTTCACTAAATATGTGTAAAAGTTCATGAAAATAAGTATGAACAGCTTCTTCTATCGGTTGATTTAAATTAATAACAATTTGCGGATTCTCGTTAAAGAATCTTGTTTCCCCTAATTGTTTTTTATCGCGGGAAAAACCTTTGTTCCAAACAACCTCATAGGTATTTTGACCTACTTTAACTTGTTTAGGAATTCTTTTATAAAAGCTTTTCCAATTCATTCTAATTCTTTCTCTAGTAAATTCTTGTACTTGTTTAAATGAATTTCTATAAGAGTTCGACTATTATGTAAAACACTTATCGATTCCATTATAGGAATATATTTCTTATGAACTTCTAAAAGATTTAAAGATCCTGTAAGTTTAATTTTACAATCTTCAAGATCTTTTACAATATCTTTGAGCTTCTTCTTATTTTTATACTCATCTAGATCAATCATAAATACAAATATATATTCCTTTACTATAATCAATAACTACAGCATACTTAACTAATACTTTATCATTACTGAAATAATGAACTCCATGATTATTTTCTAAATGCCATTTATAAGTTAATGGTTCATTTACAATAAATAATCTATTCATATTTTATGAAGCTGATTCATCTGCTAAAACTTTATCCATTTTACCATTGAATTGTTCACGATGTTTAATCTTTTCCAATTCTTCACCTTCAACCAAATGACCATTTAAAAAATATGTAATAGTGTTGGTTTTATGGTCAGTTACTGATGGACCATTAGGATTGTGAAAGAATTTAAAGATATTGTGCTTTTCTACTAATTCTTTCGTGGGAGTGGTTTTAAATTCGGGACAAGTTTCTACAAATTCACTCTTAATCGTAAAAGTGATATTATTCTTTGAATCGTGAAATGTTACTGTTTCCATTATTATCTCCTTATTAGTTAATAATATTCATTATATCAAATCTTTAATCAAAAATCAAGCACTAATTTCAAAAATAAGCTTTAATTTATACATATAATCACTATTAACTCTAACAGTATCGTTATAATCTTTATAAACAAATCTGGACATCTCTTTTTTACTTTTGTTCAATAAATTCCTACCATTAGAAAAATCAATGAATTCGTAAGTATTTTCATACCATGTATTATCTATATAATATAATTGAATCATTTCAGTATCTTATCCATTTTCTTATCAAATTTCTCTTGATGTATTTGTTTTTCTGTTTTAATATAAAAGTGTTTATCAATAACATATTTATCAAATTTAAATATTTTAGAAGAATTTTCTGGTTTTATAAAATAAAATTCATCTCCTATTAATGGATCTTTTTTTAATTTTGCTTTATATTCTTTTCCTCTTAAAAATTCACAATCAATAATTTGAGAGTTAGCTATTGAAGTTAATGTAAATTTTACTGATACCGAAATTCCAATCATTATGGGAATACGTAAAGATTTTCCTACTACTTCATCTTTTAAAATTACTATCATTTATATTCCAATATAAAAGTTTCATGTGTACCACCTATTCTTTTAATCCAAATAAAACATTTTAAATTATTCAACCAAATTAAATTTTTCATTCATAATCCAATATAAGAGTTTCGTATTTAAACATATCACCTCTTATACATCTTCTAATTCCTAATTTAGGAATCCATATTAAACTTTTTTTCACTTAATTCCTTCTAAAAGAATCGTTTTCCCAATATGAGAATTTGGATGATCTTTATTTCCAGTTTTACTAATAATCCATATTACATCACTATGTAATTTAATATTAGATTTATCATAAAATCCATCTGTTAGAATAATAGAAAGATCGGGGCTAGTTTTTTGAATCAATTCTAAAGTAGGTTGAGGATCTGTTCCTCCTGCTTGAACTACTTTTGAATCTAATTTACTATTAAGTTTATATTTCTTATTATAATAAGGATTTGTATGCCATAAAACTAATCTACAATCTTTATTTCCGGCTTTTAAAAATCCATCAATAATACTTAAAAATTCTGTAAGTTCTTGATAAGAAATTGATCCTGAAGTATCAACATACATATTAATTCTTGGAGTTCTACTTAAAGAAGTTCCAGGGGCTACTTCTCCAAATCTTTTATTAGGTTTCTTCCATGAATTTTCTCTATCTTGACTCATTACTGTTTTCTTTATTGCATTTCTTAAAATAGCTTTATAATTCAATTTCCTTAAATATGCACTTAAATCTTTTAAGAAATCTTCAACATATCCTGGAATATTTGAATGACTATAAGCTGTTTTTTCAATGGTTCGTTTAATAAGCTTTTCAGCTTCTCTAGCCATTCTTTCTTTTTCTTCATCTGAAAGATCTTCCCATTTATGCTCATCCATTGCTGTATATTTGTCCAATTCTTCCTTATTTGATCCCTCATTGCCCGTTCCTTTGGAATCATAAGGCTTTCCATTAGGATCAACAATAGAATTTCCGTTCTTATCTTTTGAAGGTTCACCATTAGGATCTTTTAAATCCTGTCCTTTGGTCTTATCTCCTTCTCTATTCTGTTGTATTAGATCGTAATAGGCTTCCATGGGCTGGAATTTTGGAAAAGGCTGTCCTTTAGCATCTTTGTAATTATCTATGCTTATAGAGCCTTTTGGGAGGTTTTCAATGTATTGGTTTATGGCCATGTCTGCTGCAATGTTCCATAAAAATCGGTCCTTTTCATCAACTTTCATTTGCATCCATCGAAATAGATGTTTATGAAGAAAATGAAGGATTTCATGCATTAATACTGCAATTCTTTGTTCCTTCTCCATTTTCTGAAAAAAGTCAAGATTGAAGTATAATTCATACTTTTGGGTCTTTTTATCAAAACCAATCGCAGCTGTTGGTACTTCATTACTAAATTTAAAAGTTAATTCTTGTAACAAACCACCAATAAAAGCATTATCCCTTACTATCTTATAAATACATGACTGTAAAAGTTCCTCTGTTTTAGTCATATCTTAAAATCTCCCTCTCGTATTTAAATACACTATGAAAATCATTATTTATTCAAAACATCCTTAAAGTATTTCTTTACAGCAGGATAATTTTTTAACAAACGATCTAAGAGAGTTGGATCTTTTCTTTTAAATTCCAATTCACTTACAAGTGATGGTCCACTATCAGCTGGAATGTTTAAAATTACTTTTACTAACAATTCATCATCAATATCATGATTTTCAACAATATCTTTGATTGTTAAAGAAATGTGTCCAGCCATGTATTTTGCAGGATCACTGAATCTTTTAAGCTTCTCAAATGCTTTAGCTGGATTCTTTACAATATCTTTGTAAAGTACTGGTTGTTCATCATTCATAAATTGGAAAAATGCTCTCCCGACATTTTTACCCAAAATTCCTTCATAGAAATCTAATTCCATATCTTTTGGAATATCAGATTTTAAAGCTGCATTTAATTTGCTTAAAGTTCTTGGGGATAGATATTTATTTCCCGCTGTTTCTCCAACATCTTCTGGTTTGGAATATGACCACATATTTGATTCTACAAACATAACGATATTTTTATCCCAGCTTGAATCTTTCATAAAGGATACAAATGTTTTCTTATCATAATTTACTTCAAAGATTTCTAAACGATCTTTTAAAGCTGTATCCATTGTATTTACATCATTGTGTTCATTTTCAGGATTTATCGCGGCAGCAATTATCCATCCTTCAGGAAGTGAGTATTTTTCAATCTTTCTATCAGTCAAAAGTTGCATACAAGTATTCATAACAGAAGTTGTACCTCGGTTAATTTCATCTAAGAAAATAACTCCCTTACCTTCTGTTGGCCAAATTTCTGGGGTAAAATATAAACAAACTTGTCTTACTGTACCATTTTTATCGGTAACTTCTCTTGGTTGTGGAAATCCGATCATATCAGGAGCTTCTTTATAAGCTAATCTAATATCAATAAAATCGTAACCATTTTCTTTACACCATTGTTGAACGATTTCTGATTTTCCAACTCCTGGAGGACTTACAAAACATGGATTAAATCTATGACCTCTTTCTCGTGCTCTTTTTGCTAAATCCATTACATCTTTAATATTTCCTGGCTTCATCTATTTCTCCCTTTTGTTTAGTTAATCATTTATATATTCTAATACAAAATTACAAGATTTGCAAGAAGAATGTGATTGAAAATAATGAAATTGTTCACTATCAAAACAATAATATCCATTAATCATCAATTTCGAATCCCATTTTTCGTTCTTCTGCAAAGGCTTTCTTATACTTCTCAATCTCTTTGTGCATTTCTGTAATGACAGCTTCAATTGATTTATCATATATTTTTGACCTTATCACTATCTCTCTTATATGAGCCGCTGAAAATTCCTTTGTCTTATTAGATAATATCAGATCTTTTGCTTCTTGTGAAGGACTTTCTTTTAAAAAGAATGATAATAATTCTTCTCTTTGTTTTGCTTCTGGATAGGATACTTCTATTTTATCGTCAAATCGATTAGGACGGTTTGTAAGATTGCCCATGAAATTTTCAGGATAATTTGTTGTTGCGAGTATAAATACTGGAATCTTAAAGGTTTTTTCTTGATTATCTAATAATGAAAGTAGGGAACTGTCAGATTTCATTCGAGCACCTTCAATTTCTGCTCCTCCAACATCCTCTATAATCAAAATGAGCTTTTCAACTCCATCATATTCAAAAGATTTGATAAAATCCTTAATTTGGTATGACTCAAATTTATCTGTATGCCATATTATGACTGCTGTTTTATTATCTGCTGTATATTTGTTTGCTACTAATGCAAGGCTGGTCGATTTTCCACATCCTGCGGGACCATATAATAAAGCTGCTCTTTTCGCCACTTCAAATCCCAATTCCTTATAAACTGGAATTTTATTGAAAAAGCAATCAATTTTATCAGTAATATTCTTTGTACTTACAAATGAATCTAATATTTTATCACTTACAAAGCTTGTAGCTTCTAATTTTAAACTCATACCTACTTTTTGTACTGCCCAAATTCCTGGCTTGACTTTATAAGGTTCTTTTGTATGTTCATCATCAATATATTCAAGTTGTACGAAATTTCCTTCACTGGTCATTGATGCGAAATCTGATTCAGGAAGTTCATCATTGACTTTTACATCATTAATATTGGTAATCTTTTTTACTTTAAAAACTCCCATTATTTACCTCTTGTAATATCCAAAAAGCTATTTAAATATACAAATCCTGCATGTTCTAATTCTTGATTTTTCATCTTCATTCGACTAAATAAATTAAATCCATAAGATTTTTTAAAACCTATTAATCCCCAAGCTCTTTGAGGACCTTCCATATTTTCAGGTTTTTCAAATAAAGAATAATCTTTAATTATTCCCCAATTTTGTGGGTCATTAACTTTGTGAACTGCAAATACTGCTTCATTTCCCAATTCCAATCCTTTTTTAATATCAGAAATAGTTGGAAATATTGGTAAGAATCTTGTATCTGGTAGAATTAATAAATTATCTTCATCCCAATGAGCTTGTGAAGCTAAAACTGAATCATACCATTCATTATGTTCATTTGGATTAAAAATGATGTATTTAACTTTCTTTTCTTTTAAATAATTAATTAAATCTTTCTTCTCTTTTCTTGTAACTACTATTGGTTCAATTTCTAATGTTCTACAAATATTTATACTATAATCAATTATATGATCATTTTTAAAATCAGTATCTGGGAGCATTTCTTTGGATTGGTTCTTTTTCATTCCCATTCGTTTTCCAAATCCGGCACAAGGTATGATACAAATCATTTATACTCCATTACTTTTATATGAACTTTACTAACTGGTATATTACAATAATATTCTATTGGATATAATTTAAATGGATCTGCATATATTTCGCTCCAATAAACTAATATCATTTATATTCCATTATTAAAATATCATCTTCATATATTATTTCTCTATCAGATATAATATTTTTCTTACCTGTGAAATGTATAGTATAATTTTTCCTTGTTGAAGAGAATGGCATATGTTTCCATACTTTTCTTGTATTATACCATAATTTAGTCATTATATTCTCTAAATTCAACTAATCTAAATATTTCTACATATCCTGAATAAACTGTTGGAATCCAATAAAAAGGATCATGAATATTACCATGAATAGGTTGATTTAATCTATAAGCTAGAATATTAAAGTTCAATCCTATCCTCCAATTTCGCTTGCGCCCAAAAATCCAATCCATCTAATTTTGGAGGATCTTTTAATTCCCCAAATCTATCACCATTGAATGATTTCTCAATTTTTGAAACGGGCAAAGTATTTTCCATACAACTATTATTATACAGGTTTATAAAATTTTGTAAAGTTAAATCTTTAATAAAGTTAGTATAGTTAGGATCATTTTTAAGAATTATATGGCATCCTGTTTCTGGAAATTGATGCATTTTACACCAAAAAGTGGTCCATGAATCTTTTAAATCATTGATATAATTGAACATTTTATCAGAAAGTATATAAAAGTCATTATCCATATAAATTATCTTTTCATATTCATTAAAATAGTTTTGAAGATCAAAAACTGCTCTCCAAAGATATTTATAATCTAAATGGCTTGGTCTATCAAAATGTTCATCATATCTTATAATTTTGATTTGAGGAAATAATAGTTGTAATTCAATTGCTTTTTCTAATGGAGAATTATTATCTAAAACGTATATATCATAATTAGTTTTTCTTGAATAATAATCAAGAAATTTGACAGTTTTATCAAATCTTTCTTGGGGGACTAGATAAGTAGTTGTAAATATTGCTGTTTTCATTTGTAACTCATTATTATTTGTTCTTCTCTTTTTATTTGATATTTGCCACATTCTACTGGAGGTGTATATCTTAAAGACATCTTTTTATGATTCCATACAAGATAAGTTTTTCTATTAATTACAAAATTATCTATTATAAGTATTATTGCACTTATTCCTATTAAAATTAATATTACAATTGTAATCCAATAAAATATCATTCATATTCCAATATGAAAGTATCTTCAGGATAAAATTTACAAAATTTATATTGTTCTTTAGTAAAATATTGAAAAATTGCATCTTTTAATGAATTTCTTTTATTATCAACTTTAACAATATATAAATAATTCATGTGTATTCCAATATTTTAATAATCTTATTATCTTTATAAATTATATCATTAATAAAAAAATTCTCATTAGAAGTTAGATTTTCAGATAATTCATCATTTATATAATATAAAAAGGTCATAAAATCTCTTCCAATACTTTTACAAATTTATCACTTGTAATATTTTCTACAACTTTTTCCCATCCTGGAAATGTTCTATAATCAACATTATAATTAAAATTATTATTGGTTTGATAATATCTATTTGGAATGTTTAGATCTGGTTCTATTGGAAAGAATTTATAAGATTGTGATCCATTTCTTATTGGAGCTAAATGTTCGGGGCTGGCTAAAGTATAAGCTGCAATTATTGTAACATCTGTACATCCTGCTAAATGAATTAATCCTCCATCCATTCCTATTACACATTTTGCTTCACTCATTATTTTTGCCGCTTCTAATAAACTTGTTTTATCTAATAAATTAATCCCTTTACTATAATCAATATTTAAAGGATTAGCTTTAATATCTATTCCTTTAACTCCTGTTTCTACAAGAGTTTTACCTAAAAATACTGGTGTATATTCTTTATTAATAATATATTCAATTAAATCATTCATTGTACTTATGGGCATTTCTTTAACTTTTTCTGCCGCTGCTGAACAAATTACTACATATTTTTCTGGCAATGAAAATCTCTTTATATTAATCTTTTCAGGATTTATTTGTAAATAGTTCTTTTCATTCATATTATAAATATGTTTATCGCTTAACATATGAAATGAATAATCTACAGGATGAGTTCTCATTGGAGTATGGAATGATGACCATTTTGTTGAAACTCCTGGTAAATTTGGATTATATTTATCTTGAGCTTCTGTAAAATTTCTAATAGAAGTTCCTCTTGGTAATACATGTTTTGCAAAATCTAATAAATAATTTGGAACCCATACAAGAAATTGAATGTCTGGGAAATGAGTTATATTGTAATTTACTGATACTAATGAACAAATTAAATCTCCCATGCCTCCCTCTGCTATTAAAATATTAACTATTTCTTTAATCATTCATATTCCAATATTATTTTTCTATCTATCCAATCTGTTTCTTTTTCAATTATATATTTATAGAAATATAATTTCATCATTGGATCTTGTATGAACCATTTATTAAAAGATTTTGAATACCAACTATATAAAATCATTCATACTCACAAATAATAAATTCACCTGCTAATATTTCAGTTTTTAAATATAAATCTTTTGGCCAATAATTAACTACTGGAAAATCTCCAAACCATAATCTTGGATAATAAAATAATACCATCATTTATATTCCAATATTTTAACATCAGATTTTAATTTACCAAGTTTCATTTTTAATAATCCATCATCAAAAAATATTGTTTCATTATAACTATATGAAATAAATAAACTATCAGCAGAAGGTTTAATTCCAACAGCTACTAATAATTCCGAAGGTCTATTATCATAAATTAAAGTCCATTTCTTCTTTTTCATTTATATTCCAATATTTTTACATCATTTTCATCTAGATCAATTTTAATAAGATCATCATCTTCAGAAATGGGTAAGAAAAATCCACCATCATCATAATTTACAAAAAAATCACTATTATATAAGAATGATTCTACCATATAGTATAATGTGTGTTTCTTTTTTATCATAAAACTTCCAATATCTTTTGATTTCTCTTCAAAGAATAGTTCATAAAAGTTTCCTTTGGAATAATCGATTCAAAAGTTTCACTTGTTTTGTACAATTTTTGCAGAAGTCTTGTCTTTGAATATTTTCCATCAAAATTATCAGCTAATTTCAAAACATCTTCCTCATCATAATACAATGAAATTTTATCACCTTCATTATACTCGATTTCAGAAATTGCTGCAAGTATATTCTTTTCATTGGTTCTTTCAGCTTTTAAAACAGCTTTGGTAATGGTCTTTTTTGATGCCCAGCGTTTTATATCCTTCACATCCTTAATTTCTTTAACATATTGATTATAAATCTCTAAATAGTTGTTTTTATTGTTTAAAATTGAACCTATTATATCTTTCATAAATTGATAAAGGGCTGGTTCCTTTTTAGCATCTTTTAAAGCAGAACCTTTATAAATTACTGTACCATCTTCCTTTTCCATTACATAATTCTTTGCCATCAGGCATATAATCGTTTTATAGAATCCATCATCTTCGAACTTGATCTTCTCAGGAAATAGGTCATTAATCTCGTTTAAAAGGCTTATACGCTCACTTTTTTCAATAAATGACTCATCACCCTTGGAAAAGGAAATACTGTCTGTATCAGCGTTTACAAGCTTAAAATTATGCATTATTATCCCCCATTAGAAAATTATAAGCTTTTATTATAATATTTTTAGTTATATCTGATTTTTTATTATTACAATCTTTACAACAAGTTACACAATTTTCAATAGAATAACCTTTAGAATTATCAACTCTATCTATTCCATTTACATTTAAAAGTAATCCTCTAGAATGTATAAGTCTAGGTTCTGGATTTTTTTCACAATAATAACATTTTTCAAAAATAAATTGTTTGAATTCATATTTAGTAAGATTAAAATTATGATTTCTTTGTTTTGCTGAAGTTTTATAAATTGAATAATATTGATTTAAAGCTGATACATCATTTGGTTTTCCTAAACATTCTTTTACTCTTTCTCTTTGATAACATCCACATGATGTACTTTTAGCTTTTTTAGCTACTAAAGTTTTACTTAATATAATTTTTTCTGTACCACAATCACATATTACTTTTACTCTAGGATTTTTTCCCATGTTTGAAATTTCTAAAACTAACCATCTTCCAAATCTTTTACCAATTAAATCAACTGTTTTCGTCATATTCTTTTCCTGTTGCCCATAAAATAGATTTTTTTAATATATCTCTTCCAGTTTCTGTAATAAAATCAGCTTTAATAGGAGAATTAAATATCAAACCTGCCGCAGCTAAAAATCCGTAAGCAGAATTCACTAAAATTTTCTGGCTCTGTTCTAATCCTTTATAATAATTATCTCCAGTTTCTTTTGCTAATTTTTTATTTATAAGTCTTTGTTCCGTTAGATTTTTTACCAAATATAAGAAATTTCCATTAGGATCTTTATCTTTATCGTAAACTTCATATTGGATCATTATTGAAGGATATAGACTTGAAACGTCTACTTTAAATACATTTCTATAGATTCCAAAATTTCCTATTGATATTGCACCTTTAAAAGGAAAAGGATCAGAAGCTCTTGGTAAACTATGACCATTTTGTAAATAACTTCTCATCATAATTGAATTAATTTGTGAACCTGTTGCGCATTCTGATATTAATTGAAAGGGTTTGGGAATCATTTGCGCCGAATAAAATAATGCTGGACTCATTAAATCAAATATTGCTAATGAATCATCAGAATCATCTATACAATATTCTTTTATTTTAGCCCATTCGGTAGGATTCTTATAATTCTCTCTGATTTTTGAAGCATCATAAAATACTCTTCCTTGTTTTTCTAATCCTTCTTGTTTGATTATATTCTTTAACTTATAATTATCATATTTTCTACCAATATCATATTTTAAAGCTAAAAAGTATCCATCAATAATTTCTCGGCCATAAATGTAATGTTTGTAATATGAATAAGATTGTGAACCATCTTTTCTAAATTGTGATTCATAATTGTTAACTTTCATATTAGAACCATCTCGGCCTAATTTTAAAGCAACATTATATTTATTAGCTATGAATTGAATATAATCCAAATCAAATACTAAAATATAATGACCTGTTATAATGCTTGGGTCCATTTTTCTAACCCATTTGCACCATTCTTCAATCATTTCTCCTTCATCATTATAATCATCATAGGAGAATAGCTTTTTAGTAATTATGCCGTTTTTTCTAAATGTATTGGATATTAGTAGAAGTTTAGATTGATCATTTAAATCTTTTGTTGTAGTTTCAATGTCAAATGAAAGAATTGTAACATCTTGGTGTTTTAATCCTTTAAAATAAGTATAACCCTTTAGAACCATGAAAGATTCTTTTGGGTCATAAATTGAAAATATGTCTGAGTTTTTTAAATAGCTTCGAGCTTTTTGAAATTCGTTTCTTTCTCTAAATTGTTTACCATATTGATAATAAAGATTACCTTGGAGTTTTTTAAAGTCTTTTAGAGGAAAATGGCTTAAAATCCATGAACGGTTTTCAACAAATTCTGATTTAACATTTCCTTGATTATCTTGAATGAAAATTTCAACAGAACTATTTGAAGGTTCTATTGATACTATTTTTTGTAATTCTTGTTTACCATATAATATTTCATTCATAAGTTAATATATCAATTATTTTCCCATTTTCTTTATGATTATCTATATTATTACCACATACATGCCAATATGATTCTTCCTTTTCAATATACATATAATTAAGAACCCTATCATTTTTTATTCTGAATATCCAATTTTTATTTGTATCTTCTGTGTAATATTTTAATTCAATCATAAGTTAATATATCAATAAATTTTCCATATTCTTTCCATTTATTTACAGATCCAGCAGAATGACCAATAAAACAATCTTCTCTATTATAACAACTATGTGTTACTTCTCCTTTTACAATTAACGTATTCCATATTCTTGGAAAATCTTTTCTATGATCATTTTGTATGTAATATTTTAATTCAATCATATTCAAGAACTTTGATGAAATTATTATTTTTATACCAATCTATTAATGATTCATAAGTACTATCATGATATTGTGTTCCTGTTCCTTTATCCCAATAATCTTTAGGCCGCCAACTAAAGTAATATCCTTCTAATTCTTTTTTTATAAAAACACTACTTCCTTTATTACTAACATCTCTATTACAATAAAAAGCTTCAATCATCTATCACTTCATCCATTTTTCTATCAAAATCAATTTGTAACAGCTGTTTTTTACTAATTAAATAAGTCTTTGGTATTTGTATAGTATTAAATATTTTACTACTATATTTCCTTTTATAAATCAATATATAATCTTTATTATATTCTTTTCCGTAATAAAAGTCAATGATATTAAATTGTTTATGTTCTTTATCTTTTAATACTAATAATATCTTTAAATTCTTAAATCCTTCTTCTTTAAAGTAATATGTTTTTATTAAGGAAAGTTCATTATTTAGCCGATCATTAAAATCTACTGGAATTTGGAAAATATTAGTACCATCTATTATATTTCTTATAATACTATTTTTCATAGCATTATAATAATTATCATCCCTTCGTTTTTTAAAATAAGCTTTAATAAGTTTTAGCATTATTATTCTCTAAATATTTTATAGCAGATAACATTAATTTTTTACGATCCTTAAAATAACCTATACCTAAATTACAATTTCCACATAAAAATCCTCTAAACTTACCAGTTAGGTGACAATGATCAATAAATAATTCTTTATTAAATAAATTAGATGGTAATTTACATATTGCACATTTATTATTTTGTTTTTTTAATCTTTTTTTATATTCATCAACAGTAATTTTATATTTTACACATTTTATTCTAATCTTAAATTCTGGGTCATTATTGTATTTTTCTTTATTTTTTCTACTAATTTCTTTTTTATTTAAATGATAATATTTGCGATTATTTTTTCGAATTTCTTTTATATTTTCTTTGTAATATTTTGGATAATATTTTTTTCTATATTCTTTTAGCCATATTTTATCTTTTTCCGTTAATCTAAACTTTTCGCATTTTCTACAATGTGAACTTTTTTGATGTTTATATTTTCCATATTTATATTTGGAGTAAAATTTATCAACATTCTTCCTCTTTTTACAAATATTACATATTTTTGTTTTATATATTATAATTGGTCTGCTCATTTTATATATTCCTTTTTAGAATACATTAAAAATAACCCATCTAATTCTGAAGAATCAAAACATTCGACGATTACTGGATGCTGTAAAAGAATGTCATTATGTTCAAACTTTAACAATTCAAATATCCCTTTTATCCTTTCAGTTATTGTATAATTCTTATAATCTTCTTTTGAACTTAAAATATAAACAAATCCATTTTGATAAGAAACTTCCAAATATTCAGACTTTTCTTCATTAATCATTGTCACTTCTAAAAGTGTTAAAAGATTGTTAATGTCTTTATTCATCAATTAATATCTTCCTCTTTATTAGGGAATGGTATTTTATTTAATAAATCATCGAAGATTGTTGACGGTTGACTAACTACAATATGAGCGGTTAAAGATTTTCTAACAGCTTGATTAACTTCTTTTCCATCACCTAAATAATAATATTCATTATCATAATCCATTAAAACACCTTCATAATACAAGGGTAAGTTATTAATCGTTTGACTATGATTATCTTGGACGCTTATATTAGCATTTATAGAAGTGGTTATTGTAACTTGTTGACCACTAAAAGCTAAAAAGAATGTATCAAAATCTTTCTCATTTTTATCACCAGTCATCATTTAATCCTAACTTTGTTCCATTTTTTTCAGCTTCTCTTGCAGCTCTAAGTTCTTTTAATTCAACTTTCTCAACATTTGTTAAAGATCGGACCATTCCTTCATAACCATTCCAGTATAAATCTACATAAAAGATTGATCCCATTCGATTCTTAACGCAATTTAATGATACATATTTATCATCATCAGGTCTGCGGGGGTCAAATCCAGGTCTGGACATTCCAAGCATTAAACTTACAGATTGTTCAATTCCTGAACCACCTTTTGCTGCTCGGTATGATTTAATTTCAACTGAAGGATCTCCGGTGAGTTTATTAGGTTGAAATAGTGATAGAATACAAATTTGTTCATTTGATGCCAAAGCTCTAATTTGTTGAGCAACTTTATTAGAACTTTGTGTTGGATCTGAAACATCTGTAATAACTAATTCATTATAATCTACTACTACAAATTTACATTTCTTACCGCATTTTTGTTCAGCATCTCTGATTGTTTGTTTTATATCATCAATTGATTGGCCACTTTCAAAACAAAATTCAACATTAGGATATTCAACTTCAATTAATTCTTCTACTTCCTTTGTAAATTTTTCATCTCCTGCTTTGTATTTTTCAAAGACTTCTTCAATATTATTACCTTTCCAGTGCTTTTGAATGATCTTTTGAACAACGTGTGGGGCAAACATATCATATGAAAGATAAACGCATAATTCCCCAGCTTTTGACATTGCGTGTAACATTTGTAATGCACAAGATGTTTTTCCAACTCCTGGGGCTGCAATTATTCCCCATGACATACCAACTGTTATTCTTTGTTTTGCATCTAATTCTTGAATTCCAGTTTTTAATGTTAATTCATCAATATTTTTTGCGTATCCTTTAAAGAGTTTTAAAGCTCCCTTTATATTAACGGTTGAAGTTGGTGCTATTTCTCTGATTCCCAACTCATCGGCCTTTTTCTGAAGGAACATATCATTTTTTTCCGAATATTGTCCTCCATTCCAATGTTCTCCAAATACTTGATTAATAATATTGGTTTGTAATTCATTTTCATCAAATGAACCTTTTCCATTCTTTTCCCATGATTTTTCTAAAGAACTTAGACACATATGGTAAGTTGTGGATTCATCATATCCTAAAGCCCTACAAGTCGAAGCTATTATCATCATTGCTTGACTTCTTTCACCCGCTCCATAGAATCCTTGTAATAGGGCAAATTTTGAACCCTTCCATCCTTTTGGTTTTGCGCTTATGTCAAATGTTGTAGTAACTGGTTGAACTTTTACTTCTTCAACTTCAAATAGTTTTTCAGGGAGGGTTAGTTTTTGTGAGGATTTTATTTGTTGGGGAATTTTGGCTTTTTCTAAAAGGGCAGCGGTTTTAAGATTTAATAATTCATCATGAGTTAATGAAGTTTTAAAGTATTCAGTTTTATGATGCTTTGTGCCAGGAATTCTTAAAACTTGTGATTCATCATAAAGACTTGTATCAAATGTTTTTAAATCTTTCGCCACTCGTCTTGAGAAGTTTTCAACTTGTTTTCTATTGATTTCTTTATCAACATTAATAATTACATGAAATCCTTTATTTCCTGAGAAATAAATTTCTAATTGATCAGATGTAATTTTATAATCATTTAAACGCTTTACAAGTTCAATTGTATCTTTTCGGGCTAATTTTAAATCTGAAGAATCAAAATCCCACCAAATTTGATTAGTAGTAACATCTTTGATTCCTTTTATCGAACCAACTTTTTGAAACTCTTTAAAATGTTCTTCATTGTAATAATAGGTACTTTGATAGTGTTCTTTGTTCTTATCTTTAATTTGACTGGAAACTTCTTCTTGTTTTACTAAAATTCCCTTATCTTGAAAATGTTTTGTTAATCTAACATATTTTTGAGACATCATTCAATCACTCCCTTAGTTTAATGCCGGATTACCTCCGGCTTGTTCACAACTTTGAAAGGAAATACCTTAGAGGGGAGGAATAAGGTATTTGTAATTACTCCATGTGACTGAATAATTACTGGGATAAATTATATACATCAGGACCATCGACTCGAACGATTTACCCATTCCTGATTTATGTGAGATTTGCACTCACAGACCCTAACGTTAGTTATTTCATTCGCTAACGTTTATGTTCTTTTCAGAAACAACTTCCACTTTTCAATGGACTTTATAAGTAGTTTTACTACGTATATAAATTAATCTTCTACTAATTTTAAAGGCACAGCCAATTCATGTTTTACAATTTTTGGAACATTTTCTCCTCGTGGCTTATTCATATAAACCAATGGATTAGTTCCACTATACAAAACTGTAGCCTTTTTAAATTCTTCTGGAGTTTTTGGACTTCCTTGCAAAACTCTAATTTGAACTGTATAATCATATTTTGGGTCTTTGTTTTTATTATTGCCCAAAATCATAAAGGGACCTTTTTCTGCATCTGTTTGAAGAATTGTCCCCAATCTTACAGTTTTTGCTTTTACTTCACTCATTTTTCTTCTCCTTTTAAATATTTAAGAATTTCTTCAGCTTTTTTAGCTACAAATCTTTTATTATCTTTTGTAATTATAAATCCATTTTCAACTTTATCAATTGAAACTGTTGGGACTGGTAATGTTGGATACCAATAACTATAAGCTAATGTAGTTGTTGGAACATACCATGAATTTGTTGCAATTCCACTGCCCGTATTAGTATTTAAATCTAAACCTCCGGTTATAGAATTAATTCCATTACCACCAGTTCCACCATTTACACTATTTGATAAAAGTACTGATCCTGTTGTTAATGTATTTAAATTACTAATCAATCCTGTATCATCTATTGCTTTAAGATTTTGACTCATTTTCATCTCCGTTAAAACTTGTTTCTATCACTGATTCTATATTAACTTCTTTTGCTTTTTCTGCTTCTTGACGTTCCATTTCTTCCATTCCTGTATAAATAATCATGGAATATTTTGAAGTCATTAATTGATTTAAAGTATTAAAAGCGTTATTTTCTGATACACTTAGAAGTTTTTTATCACTTTCTTCAATTGGATGTTTTACTGCTAATTCAATGACTCTTAAAAGAGCTTTTTTATTCATACCATCTAACATTTGCATGAGTTTTGGAATATACAATGCAAAAAATGTTGCATGATTATCTAATATATGAGGATTTTCTTGTTCTCGTCTTAAAAGTTCTTTTTCAACTTCTTCACCTGTTGGAAGTGCTGGTTCAATTTGTTCTGATAAATTCGTCATTTTCTTCCTCTTTCACTACTTCTTCAAATCTTGTTCCTACTGCTTTATTTTCACTTGTAACAGTAACTTTATTAGCTTCTTCTTTTTGTTTCTCTTCCTTTAAAACTTTCTCTTTGAAAAGATCATCCATTTGTTTTTTGATCTCTTCAAGAGAAGAATAATGAGTTCCTTGAAACTTTCGTTCAGATCCATCTTCTAAAGTTTCTTTCATTGTTTTTGTTTGACCTTTCATCAATTTTTGCCATTTTGATGAAGTACCAAATAAAAGTTTACTTAAAGTGTTTAATTGAATTCTATCGACTCTTTTCATTTTGCAATTTTCTTTTTATCAGATGTTGAAATTTGAGTATCTTCATTCCATAATTTTGCAATAACTAATGTTCCAACTCCTAATAATCCTAGAAATAAAGAAGTACTTCCTAAATGGAAACTTCTAAGTAATTCTCTTTGATTATCAATACCTGCTGTTGAAACAATTCCTAAAACAGTTGCAATTACAAATAATACTAATGATCCAATTAGTAATTTATTTTTCATTATCTTTCCTTTCTAATAATTTAACAATCTTTCTTAAATAATTCAAACCTATTAAAGATATTATACCAAATAATATTGAAACTGTCAAATAAATAATCAACGGTTTGGTCATTTATCGCATTTACAATTTTTACAATTATCTTTAGCTACTTTATCTTCTTTTACTGGAACTGGTTCTAATTGATTAATTATAATCATTGGTAATGATATGATTAGTATTGATATTAGAATTACTATCATTAATTATCCCAATCATCACTTGCTGCTGCATTAATCTGTTTCTCTGCTACAGAACTACGATCAGCTTCTTTTTTAAAAGATCCTCTTGTAACATTGGTTTTACCATTTGAAGATGAACGATTCATTGAAGCTTCAGCATCATCATCTATTGTTCTTAGACCTAAGAGTGATGTAATAGTTTGACGCTTGGCATAAGTTGTTGCGCTTCCTATCTCTTGCATATTTGTTTTAGCAAGTTCCAATTTTACAGAACTTTCAATAAATTGTCCAGTTTTTAAATGAATAAGTCTTGTAGTTACAAAATTTGAAACTCCATCTGTACAATTTGGTTGTATTAGTAGAATTCCTTGATCCAAAAGTGGACCTTCTACTGCATCTAAAGTATCTGCTAAAGTTGCAAATGCTGATTTAAAATGAGGATTTTCACCTTTCTTTACAACAGGTTGAATTATTCTTTTCGCAGCTGCTAACGCTTGAAAAAGTTCAGCATTTTCTGCACTTGTTACAATTAAACTATTTTGCGACATTTGAATCTCCTTTTACATTTGAAAATATAATACTTTTTAAAATCATATTCATTACTATTAGTAATACAATGATTGTTGTTTCTCTTTTATCAACTTTTAAAGCTAAATCGCATAGAAAATATCCAATTGCTCCAGAAGTTAATAGTGATAAAATTGATGGTAAAAATAGTTTCATTTTAAACTTCTCCCATTAAAGTATTAGCTGCTTCAATTCTAAATCTTTCGAGACAAATACTTCTATCATCTCCTTCACCTAATTTTATAGGAGATCCTGTTTGACCTGTTTTAATATTAAAAGGAATTTTAATAACAAACCATCGACCTGATTCATTGTCTTTTGCAACTCCCAATGCAAAACTATCCAATATTTCTACAGGAGCTTCTGGTTGTTCTTTTTGAACTACTTCTTGTTCCATTTCAACTGCTTTCTCTTCATCTACATGTTTTTTCATCTTAGCCATTAATTTGCTCCTTAAATTACTTATATATTGTATTATACTATTAATTATCTTCATTGTCAATGTTTATTTTAATAACTCATCCATTTTATTGTTGAATTGTTGGGTATGTATTTGTTTCTCAATCATATCAATAGTTTCTTCAACATGTAAGGTATATGTTGGTCCAAGAAATTGATCACCATTTGGAAATGGAGTTTTAAAGTGTATTATTGTATTATTACCATTCATTTTCTCTTCTATGAAGTAATTTATGTTATCTATTGGAATCATTACTGATTTTTTAATATAAGATTGCATTGGTGATTGGTGTAATTGATTATAAATAGATTGGTTGATACCGAGTTGTTGCTGTTGGTTATAATTTGATCCTTGTTGAGATTGTTGTGCATTTTGATATTGTTGAGTGCCTGGCCCTGAATAAATTCCACCAAATGCTGAATTAATTCCTCCTGCTAATAATCCTTGATTTGTTATCTGTGAACTTCCATTTGTAAGATGCACTTGATAATTATAATCTATTGAAACGTTAGTTAATTTTAAAAATTTCATTCATACCTCAAAATTATTATTTCTTTTCCATCTGCCACTGGAACTTGTTTATATACTGAATATTTTCCAAACCAAAAGATTTTTTCGCCACTTTCAAATATTACAATTGTTAGTATTCTATTCATAAGTTAATATAAGTGAATGTATTCCATCTAAATGTTGATCAAAATCAAATTGTTTAAATTCATTACCAACATGAATAAAAAATATATCATCTCTACAATATAGTTCAATCATAAGTTAATATGAAAGTTCCAGATTGAATTATATGTGAATTAAGATATGAATTTCCTATCATTGTATATTTATAACCATAAAAACATATTTCTTCTTCATTTGATTTTATAAACATATCATCTTTATAAAATAGTTCATTCATATTCAAGTACTAATATTTCATCTTGATTCATTACTGGTTGACTTAAATGTTTAGCTATAACTTTTTCATTTAAATTATATACAATATTATCTTTAAATAACCAAAATCTTTGGATACCTATGTATTTAAATCCTTGATCTGCTACTAATTTAGCTCTAGACATTTTTTCTTTAACCATTTGTTTGTGTGAATTGCAGTTGCTTGTGAACTTCCAGTTAAATATCCAAATTTTCCATTGGCTAATGTTGAATAAATATCAGTTCCCAACTCCCATTTCATCCCTGGAAATCCATAATTACTAGTAGGATTCTTTATTCCATTAGCTTCTAAATTCCCAACTACTATAATATTTGATAAATCATATCCTGATAAGTATCTTCTGTTTCTTTTTAATGAAATATCATTTCCTTCATTTCCGGCAGATGTAATAATTATTATATTTTTATCCCTCAATTGCTTTAAAAGTTCATATTCTTCTTTAACATAAGAATATCCATAAGATGAATAGTTTATAACATCAATATTTAAAGTTAAAGCTCTTTTAAAACAATTAATCTCATTTCTTATAACATCTTGTGATGTATTTTGAAAGAAGTATTTACAGCTTATCAATTCTACTTGTTTACATGTATCTTTAACTATTAAACCTGCTATATGAGTTCCGTGGGAAATTGGATGATCATCTATATAATCTGCTCTATTAAAGTTACTAAAATCAATATGATCTGTAATTTCTTGATGGGAAAGTGAAATTCCAGTATCAATTTCTAATACTCTGAGAGTTTTTGCCTGTAAATTCAAACTTATTAAAATCATTAACAATATTCGCAAATTATAATCCTTTTTGTTAAGTAATCACTTTTTATGAATTCCCTTTGGATTGGAGTAGGTGTTATAGTCCATTCTACACTGAAAGTTAAATCTCTGTATATATACAATACCATTATTCTTCCCTATTGTCAATATAAATCTGTTGTTTTAATTGTTCAAAACAATCCTTATAACCTCTATAATAGTCTCCAGTTCCTAAAGGCATGGGTTTATTGAATATTTCATCAATCCTTTGATTCTTTTTTCGCCATCCTAATAAATTCTTCATTCCCTTCATAATATTCTTTATAATCGCAAAATCCATATTTACCTCTTATTGGATTATGTTCCATATTAAACTCTTTATTAGCTATTTTATTATTAGTTTCATCAAAATTTTCAATCACTTTGTTTTGAATGTTTGGATCTATTTTATCAAATATGAAATCAATATCTACTGAAGGATTGATTGTTATTTCAAATTCACCATTACATCTTTTAAGTGGTCCAATAATAGGTAATTCTTGATTACAAGTTTTATGACTACTATTATTTATTGCCTCGCAACTTTTACATTTTTTCACCTTATTCTTATTAATCTTCTTATTTAAAACAATAAATCCTATACCATCTAATTTATATTTATCATGAATAATATAATCATAAAGGTTTAATTGTGGACTTTCTTGGGCATCTTTTGCTTCATATTTATAAGTGGTTGTTTTATTATCTAACAAATATCTTTTTCCATCTTCCCATTCAACTATAATATCCATATTTCCAGCAATTTGATCACCTTCGTGATTTTTAATGGAAATTGATTCTTGAATACTAATTACATTTTTGATTCGCGGAAGGACTTTTTCATAATAAGCTTTTATAAATAATAAACCTTTAAAATACAAACTTGACCAGTTTAAATCTTTTGGTTTAGTTTTTGTAGAATGTTTTAAGAATTCTAAATCTAAATCAGATTTTGAATAGATTATTAAATCACTTCCTTCTAATTGTACTGGTTTGTAATTAATTTTACCTGTTGTCCAATTATCTATAAAGACTTGTTTTGCTGCTTCTAAATTCTTTTCGAGCAATAAATGATTTAAAGCTTTATCAATTGCTGTACCAAATAATAATGATGATTTAATTCTTTTTGGATAAATCTTTTCAATATATTTTAAATAATAACAATAACTACATTGATTATAAAGATTTACTGAGGAAAATGAAAGTTTATTCATATTCACATATCCATATGCTATAATTCATTTCTGGATGCCATAGATCATAATTCTTAATTATATGCGGGGAATCAAATTGAGAACCTTCAATATACAACATATTAATTTCACCTTTTACAATAAATAAAGAACTTTTATCTGAATATTTATTATAATATCCTAATTTATTCATATTGAAGTATTTCCTTTAATCTAGAATCATCTAATTCAAAATGTGATTTACGAAGTTCGTCATCAATATCATGAAAATATAATTTATTATTAATCAAAATTCTATAAATTAACCAACTACTATCTCCTTTTGGATGAATCGTGTAATAAAATTTATTCATAAACCATTACTATCTTTCTTTCCTTATACCATGTAGATTGTTTACTTAAATCTGTATAATTAAATTCATGAAAATTTTTATCAGAAAGAAGTATATAAAGTTTTTCATCTCTTTCTAATTCATAAGTAAAATCTGAAAATTGATTGTAAATGAATTTATTCATATTTAAGAATATACCTTAAAGTATTAGGTGTTACACCAATATCATTTACATTGAATTGAGATACGTTTAATTTTCCATCATCTAGAAACATATATAAATTATAATCTCCTTCTTTAAAGATTCTCCATCTTATTGAATGTTCTTTATGAGATGAAATAAATAATGTTGTCACCTTTTTTCCCCGCAAACTGTACAGAATTGATATTGTTCATTTAATCCTGTATAATTTATAAATTGATGATCACACAATGTTTCATTATGATCCCTAATATCATCAAAATCAAATTGGGTTTGACTTTCTTCAAAGTCCAATTCATTTATTAACTTATCAATTTCTTCCTCTGATAATAGATTCTTTATATCATTCATTTTTTAACTCCTTTCCTCTATATTACTTTAAATCTATCATAAAAGTCAATGTAAAAATATTAATCCATAAGAATTTAATAGATTTTATGTATCCATATGATATTATTGATCTATTTTGAGATTTAATGATTTTAAACTTCATTTAAAGATTATACTTGAATTTTTTATCTATTACAAGTATAATATTGATAATGGAAGAATTATTTGCCCAAATGTGTGTTTATATGCAATTGAACTTTAATTTCAATGGAGATGCTTGTAAAAGCTCTTTAAAAGCTTCCTATGCTCAATCTGGAACTAAAAAGGAAGTTGATGAAGTTCAAAAGATTGAAGAAAAAGACTTTTATAATACAATTGATAGAAGATTTATTGTTGGCGGGGCAATTATTGGCGGGGCTTTTGATGCTTATAAAAAACAAGAGATTAAACTCTCTGCTCCTTTAAAACCATTTTGTGATAATTTATCATTTGATTTGACAAATTCTTCTCAGCAATACAATGTTATTTGGAAATGGAACTGGTAATTAATTCTTCCCATAAGGGATATTTTAAATTCATACCTTTGAGTTTATAACCATTTGGAAGAACTTCAGATATTTCGTATTCTTTATCAAAAAATAAAGTGCAATTTGTAAAGGCTAAATTTCCATCTAATAAATGGAATCTTTTGCGGCAAATATCTGAGAGTTTAACTTTATCACCGATTTTCATTCGTACCTTAAAATTATAGTAGATTTAGCTGTAATATCTTTATCAATTATATTTACAACTTTTATTAGTAATTTAAGTGAAAAGGGATAAAAAGTTTTCATAAAAGTTACCAATAACTTTTCTTTCCAAGAATCTATAGGATAATCATCTAATGATTTTTTGGTTATAAAAGATGGTTCGGATTCATTATCATGAATACATATTAAAGCATTACGATCCACAACTTCCTTTTCCAGTAATATCACATAAATCAGCTTGTTCTACAAAAACTTGTCCAACATTACTAACAGCTGTATTATAATCTACTCTTACTAATGGTTGTCCACCTCTTGCTTCATTTGGATAAATTGTCATACCTCTTAAAGTTGGTAAATATTTCATTAAAATATCACCATATTTTCTTACAGTATTTTCATTATTGGTTTCTGTTCCCCATTTGGGCATATTAATTGTACTACTTATTGAATGATCTACATATTTTTGTAACCAACTTTGCATTTCAACTCTTCGTTCAAAATCAATTGAATAAGCATCTTCAATAATATCAGGATTGATTCCTGATTCAATTAATCGTTTTGCTGTTGGATCTATTACATATTGATAGTTCCATGTTGAATGTTTTAAATATCTTCTTTTGTATGCAATACAGAAAATTGGTTCACAGCCTGTAGTTGTTTCTCCTAAAATTCCAATTGAACCTGTTGGGGCTATTGCACGAGTTTTAATAGGTTTTGATAATTCCCACTCTTTTGCATATTTATGAGCAATCTTTGTAGATGTTTGATATATTTCTAGATATTTTTGTAATTCATCATCTTTACCATAACTTTTACCATTTTTTAAAAGCCATTCATGAATTCCCATTAATCCTAGACCTAATCTTCGATTTTTAGTTCGAACTTTATCCACTTGAGCGTAAGGAACATCGCTATAAACAGTTCCAGCAAGGAGAAATGATGTGGAGCAATTGACGATATGTTCCATTTCACTGTGATTATTAATGCGAGATAAATTGATAGAACCAAGATTACAAATGTCTGAATCATCTCTAGAAGTAATTTCTGTACATGCATTCCTAAGATTTTCATTCTTATTTTCTCCTACATCAATTGAAAAGCCAGGCTCGGCAGTTTTCAACATTTGTCTCATTGTTTCCCAATAAACATTTTGAGCCATTGAATGTAATTCATGTTTCTCATCTTTATAAGCTTCAAAGAATTCATCATCTAATATTACAGAAATATTTGTACCATCTAATGTTGCTGGGAAATTAAAATCTTTTTCTTTTAAAATCTTTATATCATTTGACCAATCTTTTATATGAATGAATTTTTGAATGTCTGGATGATTCCAATGAAGTCCAGCCCATATTGCAGATCTTCTTGACCCTCCTTGCATTATTCCTCGTCCTGCTTCATTTATCATTTGCATTAAACAAATTGGTCCCGTGGAACTTCCACCTGTACTTCTTATTAATTTTCCCTCACCTCTAATATCACTATAAACTATTCCAATTCCAGCTCCAGTCATTAAAGCTAGAGTTGATTTTTGTAATAAATCTGCCCATCCTTCTCTTGAATCTTCTGCTCTTAATAGTAAACAGTTTTGTGTTTGATGATAATTTCTTCCGGCACTATAAAGATATCTTCCACCTGGGATAAATTTTCTATCTTTAATAGCTTCAAATATATCTTTTGAAAGTTGATCTTTCATTGAAAGTCCAACACTTTTCATAACATTTTTGGTTACTCTATAAGAAATATTATCCCAAGTTTCTTTTGAACCATCTTTTAAAGTTTGGGAGTATTTTTGAAGCATGATTGTTTTGGAAAATTCAGACATTTGTTGCATTTCTAATCCTCGTATTCTAATATTAATGGATCATTTAATTTGTTATTTAATTTTGTATCTCTAAGAGAGAATTTAGAACTCATATCAATTAATATATTATCTTTTGTGACAACCCAAAACTGTGGGATTTCTTTAGTAAAAAATATATCATAATATAATTTATTCTTTTTGTCCACAAACTTCACAATAGTTATATTTTTCTTTGAAACCTTCATAAGATTTCCATTTATGAATCAAACATCCATCCTTATTTACATAATCTTTTAAATCTGTATTAAAATCATATCCTAATTGATTTAAATGTTCAAGGGTTTTATTTCTCCCGCATCCCGAACAAACATAAGATCCATCATGATAAATATGATTTGCTTTACAATTACAGGTCATTTCAAATTACATTCTTTTTGAAGATCATTTAACATTTGTTCTAATGTAACTATTTTATATCTTTCATCAAAATAACTAATACTTTCTGTTGTATTTCTTGGATTTAAATTATATTTAATTACAAGACAATCAATTTCATGTAAAAAATAATTATCTTTACCAACTTTTAATATTTTTCCAGTATTTAATAATTTTGGATTCTCAAATTCATTTCCTAAAGTCCAATGTTCAAAAAATTCATCAACTTTATGTTGTGGTTTATGTTTGAGAATTGAATTATTTGGATTGAATAATAAAAATAATATTCCAACAAATGATAATGCAATCATTGATGCATAAAAATGTTTCATTTTGTTTCCTCCAACCAATCAACATATTCCAAAACCTTATATCCTAAATTCTTCTTTACAAATATCATTGGACTTGTAAAATTAAAATATAAATTCTTGCTAACTAATATTTGTTTGATTCTATTCCTATTATAATCCATTTTGGATAGTCTTTGGATTATTAATTTAAGTTCTTGTTTTTGTGCGAATGTCATTTGTATTCCAATATTTTAACAAAACTATCGTGTATTGTTTGTTGTTTTGGATAAATTAATATATCATTAGAAATATAGATAATATCGTTGTAAGACATGGATATAAATTCCATATATCTAGTATCTTCATGTTTTTCATTATCTAAATATAAAGTATATTTCTTAGCCATTATTTGTATCTCTTATTCAATAAATAATTTGTATAAGCTTTATCAATATTTTTAGGCTCGGCATTTAATCCCTTAAAAACTCTCATTTCATAATACAACAAATTAGAAATTAAAGCAAGAAAAATAAGTCCAATTCCTAAAATAATCATTTTCTTTTCCTCATAATAACTTTAGAACATTTTTCTCCATGAAGTAAATAACCTATTATAAATGATAAAGGTCCTAAAAATCCTGTAATTAATAATAAAGGAATTTCACTTGATTTTAAATCAAATTCATTTGTCCACCAATAAATAAATCCTGTTGAACCAATTACATACCATAAAATACCTAATAAAATCATCATTTCAAATATTCCTTTATGTCTTGAGATTCAATTTCTATAAAAGCATCATCAATATTAACATTAATCCTTTTATGCAATTCCGCTGCTATTGCCCATTTTACAACACTATCAAAATTCTTTTCAATTTCATCTTCAAAACGAAAATTATCTTTTAATAAATCTGGTAATTTATCAGTAAAAGGTTTTACTAATTCTTGATAAATTGCTTTGTTTAATATCAATTCGTCTTGAATTTCTTTGGCTCTTTTCCATTCCAATTCATAATTATTTTTCATTTTGTCCAAAATCCTTTACTCTTGCTCTAAGTTCATTCTTAAAAACCACTCCTAACGCTTGTAATTGCCTTTTAGCAAGCTTTTTTAACGCTGGAAGTGTCTTTGCCTTAAAACTTGTTAAAACCTCTTCCTTATGGTTTATAAAGCCTTCTAATGTACTTGGAATTAGTATAACATATACTAAATTATTTGTCGATAGAAAACTGTCTTTACTTACTAATTTCCCATTAGAATGATTATATCGTATCCTAATCATTTTTCACCCATATAAAGAAATCTTTCATCAAAACTTGAAGTGGGTTTTTGATTTCTCATTGATTCTTTCATTTCATGAGTCCAAACCCTTCCATTTCTAATTTCTGTTAAAAATGCAAAATGTCCACACTTTATACATTGTTTATTATCATTAACTTCTGTTTGTTTCATAACGGGAGCACTTCTTTTTGATTTACAATCACAAGTATATGTGTATTTTTTCATTTTAACTCCTTCAATTTTTGTTTACAAAACTTCATATTATTTTGTATTGCTTTGATAACTTCTGGAGCATCTTCTAAATATCTTTTTAAAGATAATTCATTAACTATTGTATCATATTCGTTATTAAAATCAGTTTTAACATTCCATTCGCCAACTTCTTGAATATGTTTAACTTTTTTCATTTGTTTTCCCTTTCCTTTAGAAATTGTTTAAGTTTTTCATCATTATCAACTGTATTTCCTATAAATCTACCATCTAAAAAATATGTTCTTATATCTGATTTGTGATCAATTACTGCCGGTCCATTTTCATTATGAAGAAATTTTAAAATATTGTATTTTTCAATCCATTTATTTGTTGCAAAATCTTTATAATTTGGACATTGAATTTCAAATTCTTTTAAAACGGTAAAAGTAATATTATTTATAGAACAATGAATTGTTATTGTTTCTTTCATTGTTTAATCTCCATTCTTTCACAATCTTCAAAAGCTTCTGTTAATTTTTGTCGTGTCTTTTGATCCGATGAATTATCAATTTCTTGTAAAGCTGCTTGTTTTAGTATTCCAAGTTGTGTACTTAAAAGTGTAATAGTTTGTGTCGCAAGCTTTAAAATTTCCGCTGCTTTATCCAATGTAATTTGTTTTGGTTCTAACTTATTCATTCAATATTCCTTTCTATTCCTTGTAAATCATCTAACCAATAATCAAATATATCTGTTGAATCTTCATAATCCATATTGAACATAAATTGTGGCTCTGCACCTTCTATTAGCTTAATAGCACTATATTTATGCTTTTCTGTTGCTGTTACCATTATTTCAGTATTACCTTGTTTAAATCCTTTTACAATCATTTTCTTTCCTCCAATTCAAATCTAATACATTCAACTTCTTCCAATGAAGTTTTAGAAAATTTAATAGTTTGTATTTCATTTTTTCTAATTAAAGTTTCTGATTTATCATTATCGACAAATGATGAAAAAGTAATATCATTATTATGGAGATTATGATTATTTGTCCTTCTTACTATTTCTTTAAAATTCACTATGATTTCAACTTTATTATTTTTTTCAAATAATTTAAATTTTTCAGTATCTTTAATACTTGTATAAGTATTATAAGGATTTGAATTTAAAGTACGTTCATATTCAATAATATGATCATCTGTTTCAAAATTGAGAACAGTTTTATCTTTCATTATAACTTGAGTATAATTTCTATTTCGATGATCTTTATATTTTACTTCTTTATATTTTAATGGTGGTAGTAATTTACACTTCATACAAAACATTTAATACCTCACTTTAATATTATATCTATTTCTTATATTTTTCGCAACTAAAATATTCCACCATTTAATACAAATCTACTAATTTCATAATCTATTGATTTTTCAATACTAGGATTCAATTCTTTGTATTCATCTATATTAGTTATTAACTCTGTTGTATTACCATCTAATTTAAATTCAATACAAAGATCTGTTTCAATAATGAACTCATCATTAGTATTAGCTTGTTTGAATATTTGGACTGTTATTGAATGTTTCATACTTGATTATTAATGCAAACCTTGGGCCAACAATGATTTCAATCACTTACAAGATACACAAATGACTAACTTAAATACAATAATTACTAACTGATTGATTTATATTGGAATAAGTTTGACAGTGTTTAATAGATTGACAATCTTCGCTTTATGCTTCGATTGTCATCTGATTTTGAATACACAACTTTTATTAATATTAGGGCGGGGATTTAAAAATAGTTATACTTTTCCATAGTATAATAAAGGGTTTAAAAGATGTTAACAGCCAAGAATTAGCATTTATCTTTGAAACTAATAGGGCACCTTGAGACAGTTTTCAAACTAGTATGCGCTATTTTATATGTTTATTAATCATAACATCCTATTATGACTGGTGTTTTAATATTTAGCTTCACACCTAACTTTAATCCTCTATTGTAAACAGAGGGACTTTTTTCACTGCACTTATAAAATTATGTCTAAATTCTTTATGAAAAATAGAATAATATTTATCTTTAGTACAAAAATAATTATAATCATTCCATATTTCTATATAATATTCAATCATAAATCATTAATATCTTCCAATTATTTCGTAAATGATCGTTTATTATCACTTCAAATGTTATGTTATTTGGTTGATAATTTTTAAACGCTGCCCTACTTTCTAAATATCTAATACTATAGGTATAATCTTCATTCCTTCTTACAAGATTCAATTGTATACTATTTTGAAACCAATTTCTTATAAATAATGTATTCATTGTTACCTATTTTTAGTTGTTATTCGTACTCAATTAATATCTTCCAATTTTGATTTAAATGATATTGTTTTTCTTTTTCAATATCAAATTTTTTCATTCCTATAAATCTCTCTTTTTCTAAAAACCCTATTCCTTTATTAGATAATAAATTAAACATAGTAGTTTTAGGGCTAGGATAATCTGAATTTATAACCATTACTATATTATTCATATTTTAATACAACTTTACAATTTTTGC